ATATGAACTTTGATAGAGGCGTCTATCCAGAACACCAACTGCCAGAACATAACCCCGATAAACATAAACATCTAGTAAAAAAATAGTTATAATACTGGATTTTTTGAGGGTAAGATGAGAGAGCTAGACATTATAATAGACCAAGACTGGTTCCAACTATGGAAGCACTCTTATTATCCTCCGACACGAACTGATATTAGAAGTATCACCAGTCTTTATTCTCCTCATTTGATTGATGGTGTTGAGAAGTTCTCAAACGGTACTTTCACTACCGCTGTGACCTTCGGCGCATTCACTAACAAAAATAAGAAAAATTGCTTAATACTGTTCTCGGTTTTTCCCCCACTCTCACTAAATCCTAACCAGGTTATCACCAACGCTAAAAACCTTTGCTGTAATTATTTAAATAACTCATCTCTACTAATTGAAGGGGTATCCCCTAGCTATATGGTGGTTCCATCGGATGAACTCAGAAATCCCCTTATCTCAGAAATCCGTAAGAATAAAGCAGAAGTGATGGTCCAACAATTTAAATATCTAGACTTCGGTAAGACACTAGACAATCTATTGAAACGAGCATTAAATCGAATAGCAGAGAATCGTATTTATTTGATGGCCGATCCTTTTGACAATAATAAGCTAAGGAACCAAGACAACGGCTTTATGAAGACTGTTTTAAATTATCCCGAAGAACGCTCTAGGGGGATAGTGTGGTGCTTGACTCAAGCGATTCTGTTTCTTGAACATCGGGGATATTTTCAAGACAAAGCTGAGGAGAAGAAGATAAACAATCGGTTAATGCCTTATTATGGGATAGATAAAGTTTAGAAGTATCCGCTTGCTTGAGTCTTGCTAGGATTATAGTAATTGAGTTAGTATAAATATCATAAAAAATATCCTTAATCATGAATTGCTTGCCATCTTTAATAGGTCGGCAGTAATCAGCGTAGTAACCAGCAATGATTGTATCTATATTTTTTACATTATTATAAAAAGCAATACTAATAACTTCTAGCGCTTCGTCAGGAATGAATGTTACACCGTCTATAATATTAGACATTTAACACTTAAACTTATTGATAAACAATATTCCTTTCTTTTTAGGACTTATATGCCACCCTGCTTCCGCATAATCTTCTTGTATAAAATTGTTGGTCTCAAAAATAATAGGTATCCATCTTGGTATAAGTTTTGGTATATATTCATCCGTATAACCAAACTTATACAAATATTTAAACCTATGGTAATCTACCTTCAAGCTACGAATTAATTCAAACCCTCCATTATAATTTTTCAATATTTCATCAACCTTATCTATGACTTCATCGCTATTATATAAACTACTTGCGATGGGTGTCATGACTTCATCGTTACTATATAAACCACTTTCGACGGGTGTATTATCTAAATCTTTAATTATAGGATTAATCTTTTTAAGATAATTTAATGCTGACTTAGAAAAAGTTAAAATCATTCCCTCAACCTGCTTTTTACAGTGGGAATCCAACTCCCTCCATAATATCCCTGTTGGAGCAGGGTAAATCACGCAACAATATGAATCACATACATTAGGAGTTAAAGTAACTTTAATTTTATCATTTAAAATTTTCTTCTTAAATCGCCTTAGTTGCTCTAAATCATTAATACTCATACTTTCTTTCTTCTTCCATCCTTTCCTCTTCCATCATAATCTCTTCTTCCAGCGCTCGCTGTATCAACTCTTCCCTAACAATATTAACGTTCTTTGGCGCCTGAATACCAATCTTAGCAACGCTATGCGAGTAGGAGTTAAATATATCCAATAACTTTATCTGTATCTCTGTACCATCCTCTAAGAATAAATAAAAACTCTGATTCTCAAACCTACTTAAAATAAGCATCCTCTCCTCCTTATAACTGCGACAATACATCCTCTTTTGAAAAGACTAGGGTTAACTCAAATAATTGAGCGCCACAATTGGTCCTCTTCAATCTTTTTCCAGTCATCTTTAAAAATTTGCCGACTACTACAATTATTAACGGGCTGAATACTCCATGAATTTTCTTCGTTAGAGTTCTCCATCATCTTAACCTTTATAACTTCATAAGAAAAACTATTGGGCTCAAAAGTATGTATAACCCTATAACGCACAATACTATCATCACTTTCAATATTTATTCCTAAGCTAAAGCTGAGCTCTGACTTGTTGACAAAGCTAACCTTCCTTCCTGGCCTACCAAACCTTGCATCAGGTAAAACCAAAATCAATCCCTCTTTATCTGGCTCAACCAATGTGATTATAACTTCAGAATTTTCTAAGCCTCCTGGCCAAGGCATCTTATAGTCATCTTCTAACTTAATTTTAACTATTCTAGGCTCCATTTTTACCTCCACATTAAAATTGATTTCCTAAACAAATTGATTTCCTAAACAACAGAAAGAAATATCAGTTGGATCTGCCGGCGTGACTCCATCCAATAAAAAAGCTAATATAGTAAATCCAGTCGTTAATTTATTCAAATAATATACCAAATTAGCATTCCCTGCGCCCGCAGTATAAGTACAGGACACTTCAATCATATAAGTAGTATTAATCATATTATTAGTTAAGAATGTAACTTGATATACTCCAGCTCCCGTTCTAGCTATAGCCGCATTATATGTGAAACCAAGCGCTCCTGTTGCGCCTGCAAAATTTCCAGCTGCCTTAATAACGCCATTGTGGGCGACCATAGTATTTGGCACAACGGGTTGGCTGGTGCTGACAGCAAGCCTTACAGTGGCTGACGAAGCAGTTTGTCCACTGGTGCCGGTTCCAGCAATGTTAGTGAAGGTTAATACGCCAGCACCATCTGATTGCAACAGCGCAGTGTTACCACCTTGCGTGGGAGGAAGAGTAAGCGAAACATTCCCAGCCATCCCAGCAGGAGCAGTTAAAGAAACAGCAAAGCCAGAAGCTGAAGCAAAACGTATATTTCTAGGAGCTGCCGTGGTTCCTATATAAAAATCGGAATTTGAAATTATCTGATTAGCCGCAGCGGCTGGCGATAAGTTTAGTGGTCCAGCACTGGTTCCTAGCGTTTGGTTGGCATTTTGTAGGAATATACTGCCGGAGTTAAGAGAACCATTTGCAGTAATGGTGGTTGGACAAACCATACTACCATCATCGTGGATAATAACTGCGGAGTTCTGTAAAGAGCCTGTCGCACCATCGTACCTAGCAATCGCTTCATCAGTACTAGGACCGCCAGCGTAATTAGCAACATTCGCCCATCGTAAGTTAGAAACGCCTGGAGCAAGAGGCCCAATGTACTGTAAGAATTGATTAGTGAGGGGCGCTATACTTGGGAAGATTAGGGGTAAATCAAATCCGGCGCCACCGGCTGGCACTCCAACCGCGGATAAAGAAGCATAATGGCTGTTATCCGTATTATAAAACCTAATAGCCTGGCCGACTCTAATATAAACACTGGCGGTGGTATCTATCTGTCCTGTTCCGTTTGGATTAATGCTAATATTGCCATTCACATCGATAGAGGAAATAACGTTGCCTTGAATATTGATATTTCCTACCTGTATTCGATTAATAGCATTTTGACCAGGAATGCCAAGGTTGGCCTGTAAATCAATTGAAATATCTCCAGCTACGCCATTCCCGTTGGTAACCACAAGGTTTCCGCCAGCCGGAGTAGCAATGGTTCTTAACGCCCAAGCATTAACCCCTGTCCTTGCTAAAATACCAACGTTGGCGTCAAACGAGATGAGCGCTCGCAAATCTGCTGCGAAACCTAGATTTATAGTGCCAGCAGCAGTAATAGGGACACCAGCTACCGTTAAGTTATTACTATCTATGGCATTGGGAACCGCTGCATTTACAGAAGTGACGGCAACACCCCCAGCCGCTCTTGGAAGATTGCGCCATGTTCCAGCCGGAGTAGTATTGTTAATTAAAAATATTTCACTAGAGGTTTGACCATTGATAGTGACTAATAAACCACCACCATTCATAAGCACATCAAATGCTGTAGCAGTAGTATTGTTAATGACGCAAGCAGAGCCTGGGCCTGCCAGCCTAGCATCAGGCATGGTTAATGTTCGTCCAACAGCGTTCGGAGCGACGTCCATGTAATAGTTTACAATTCCATTAATGTTCTGGAATTCCGTTGGCCAGGAAAGGGTTTGGTTTGCATTTAAGGCAATAGAAATATAAGAATTATTAGAACTTTGTACTGTATTACCTCCAAATCTATCTACATAGCTCATAATGAATTACTCTTCGGGCTCATACAATGGTTCTTGAATAGGAAGTTCTTGTTCAGGCTCATCACGAACCTTGCTGACTTCAGTGATGGCGATTGGAATAAGTTGTTTATTTAATATATTAGAGGCGGTTTTCTCTCTGCCAGCTTTTCTGGCTCTAGCATACTCAAGGGATTTCTTAACGACTCTCTCATTGGCAAGCAATCTAGAGGTGGCATTTTTTAGTAATGCAGGCGCAGCCGCTCCTGCAACCGCTCCCATGTAACTAGCGCCACTAATATTATATCCCGCTGCGCCGCTAAGTATATAAGAAAGATTCCCTACAGTTACATCAAACAGACGTTTGCTGATTTTAAAATCAGATGCAACATGAGCAGTAGAGCTAGTATTCAGCAAGTTTCTGCCATGCTGAGAGAAACTCCCCGATATTTTAGCGAGCTCTTTTAGATTGTCATATTGGGGTTTTCCTAATAGCAATTCTAAATATTCATTTCTTTTTTCCGTACCCTGGAATATTCTAGAAAACGGTCCGGTTCTTATGGTTCCTTCGGCATACAAATCCCCCTCTACCGCTTTGCCGAAAATCTCACGCGCTTTGGCCTTACGTAAATCATTAAATAAGGATACGGATACTGGGTCTTTTCCAATTATCTTCTTTAAAATCTCTATGTTTTGAGAAGAGCCCATTAAATTATACGCTTCCGTCGGCTTAGTCCCGTTAATCAGGCTTTCAGCAATAGAGTTTTTAAACCTGTCTCCAATGTTAGTACGATAAAATTCATTAGCACCTAAGTAATGCTGCAATGCCTCTTTATTGGGCATTGATTTTATGTCTTTGTGAACTTGATTTGCTAAGCCAGATAAAAAGCTTTCTATCCCGTAAACTTCAGTATTATAATCAACAGCATTCAATAAATATTTTCTTAAATCAATTAAATCTTTTACAGGCACAGCTTGATTAGCTTGTTTTCCTATTCCAGCTCTCTTTAAACTTTGTTGTATAAAAGACTCCGATACCCCAGGATTGTTTTTCCTAATAATAGCTTCGGCATTACTGGAAGCACCCCCAAGAACATTGTCTCTTATTTCTAATAGTTTTTTAACAACATCTTTTGATTCTTTGTTCAAGATAGGATTGTTTATTAATCTATTAAAAGAGTCAGACTCAAAATAATCTTTTGCATTTTTAGCAACCACCCTATCTTCGCCAATATTTTCTCTAGCTGTATCATATAATTTTTTAGACTCTTTTTGTAATACCCTTCTTTCGCTTTTTAACTGTTCTCTAATCAATGCCGAGGCGTCACCTGGAACGATATTGCCTTCTGCAATTTCTTCTATTGAGCCTCTAACCGCATCAATCATTGAGCGATCGGAATGCTCAATAGCCTTCCTATATTTTCTTGATGTGAACATAGATTTCAAATAGTTATTGGCGACAGAGTCTAAAACATCACTGCCTGCGCCAACATTAAAAGGAAGGTCAACATTATGCTTTTGTGCTAATGCGTGCACCTCTTCATTTGGATTTACAAACTTAGACAGACCCTTAGTAAAGACATCTTCAACCGCTCTTATAGGATGCCTAATCGCTTTTCCAGTACCTATCCCAGCCTTATAAATTCCCTTAGCAAGCCCAGGCAATCCTTGCCCAAGTGTTGCCTTACCAATGTCCTCTACTGCGCCCCCTATTGTCCCCTCTTCATTTATCCTGGGAGTAAAATTAACCGCAGCACTCGCCCCAGTTGCACCCAGCATTTTTTTACCAAGCTCCATAGCACCTTTAACTAATGGCTTAGCTCCTTTTGCTACCACTCCAAGGGGTCCCATTGGCGTTAGAAATGCTCCGGTATCTTGTTCGAATTTCTCCCTAGATGTTCTTGGCATTAAGTCCTTTCCGTATAGCTTATCTACTACTTTTGGCAGCTCTTCACCCATCCTACGATTATCGGACCATGGGTCAAATTTTCTAGCTGTATCAAGGGAATTGGGTGGTTTTCCTACCCTGTTTATATCTTCCTCAAGGCCACGATACAAACTACTTTCCTTAAGGTTTGTATCAAATTTTTTAGAAACATCGTATCCTAAGTCCGCTAACGACCCTAAAAATTGTAACATCCCCCTAGGAAGCCTGGCGATGGATTCTCCAGCATTAAAAGGTCTTTCAGGTTGTTGGTTAGCAGCTTGCTGTTTTTCTTGTTCCCTAAGAATTTGCATTGCTCGCTGCACTTCTTCTTCAAATTGCTGTTCTTTCAGTAATTTTGTTGCTCGCTGAACCTCTCCTTCAAATTCTTGCTCTTTGAGAATTTTTAGCGCTTCTTGGACTTCCTCTTCAAAACTAGCCACCAGACATCATCCTCTTTTTGGCCATTTCCATTGCCTCAGGACTAATGGTAGACTGCCTAGCAGAAGAGCGCTTTGATAAAATATTTCTAGCTGCCTCCATTGCTGCTTCACTTATCCCCGTTGATTTTTTTCTAGGAACTTCAATATTTTCCTCTTCAATATTCCCATTAGGAACTTCAATATCCTCATCATAAACATTGCTCGATGGCTTGCCACCGATAGATGACTTACGACGAAGAGTTGAAGCTTCAACGTTATTTAGCTCATTTGTTAAATCTTGAATTCTGTCCTCTATTACTTCCGGAGGTTGGTTATCAGGGCTAAAATAAACCTCATCATTGTGAAATCTTTTTATCATTTGCTCGCCAGGAGCCTTATTAGATTCTACGTTTTCCAATAATAGTTCTAAGCGCGCTGCCTGAGAATTTAACCTGCTTCTTAATACATTTTCTTCTGCTAATCCAGGAAGATGTTCTCCTGCTCGTTTAGCAAAAAAGCTTTTTGCTTTATTAATACCAGGAAGAGCGCCATGAGTTCTAAATAAATTTTTCTCTGTAACTTCTTTCAATTGACTATAAGTCTTTTTAAAAGCTTCTAATTGACGTTTTGCAGTGTCTATATTAGTCAACCTGGTCTCTAGCTTTGAGGACAATGTCCCTTCTTTCCCTACTTTTCCTCCCCTATCTATTCCTCCCCTACCTACTTTACCTTCTGTCGCTAGGTTATGTCTTCTGTATTCCTCCAGCTTATCAAGCTGTAAATCATTCTTTATTCTAGATTCTTTCTGTTTCTCAATAGCTTCTTGTTGTTTATCAAGATGCGCTAAAGCCATTAAGTTTTGATAATACTTTTCCTTCTCTTGCTCATCAATGGTTTTCATCATGCTGCCCACCATTCGAGCACTAGGAGCAGGACTGGAGCGCAATTGAGCAATGCTCACGTTAGATAAAGTTCTGCCAAGCGTATTAAGTAAGTTAGAACCAAAGGAAGGACCTTCGTCTTCAGGCTCAGGCTTTTGTTTAACCGCTCTTGAATCATTTACCGCTTCAATTGCAGAGCGAGCCCCTGACAACAAAGGAGAAGTAGAGGGGGGACGTGCTTTTACACTAGGAATCTTTGGTATTTTAGGCTGTCCCTGAAAAGCACGAAACGGTTCGGCAGGCAATCTTGGCAGTCCACCTCCCATAGGGCCTGGTTGTTGCATTAAACTTTGCATCCAAAAATCTTTAATGCTCATCATTAGCGCCTATTAAATATCATGTCGGTTAATAATCCAGCGCCTAAGTCTCTCCAGTCTTGATGATGCCAAGAAGGCCTAAGTTGTCTGATTTCAGAACGAAGGTATCTAGAAGGAACAAAGGGTGTCCCTGCTAAGATAGAGAAATAGTTAGCTAATGACTCAGAAGGATGACGTTGTCGTTCTTTCCACATTTCATACGCAAAGTCTCTTTCCTGCTGGTCTCTCTCATGTCTTAAAAGACCCGCTTCTTGTAACGCTCGTATTTGTGCAGTATTATAAGATTGCTTACCAATTCCAATCTCACTAAGCAACCTTCCTGATTCAAGCTCTCTTGCTTTATCATCTGCAAATCCTTTTAGCGCTTGACCATAGCCTCTGGATAAGGCTTCCTCTTGGCTATTAGCAATCTGACGCTGTAAATCTCTGGTTGCACGTTTAGCCATCTGGGCATGACGGCTTGAACCATGCTGGCCAAGGGCAATATATCTGGCATCTATTCCTGGTAATACTTTTTCTTTTAAGGCTCTGTTACCCTCTTCTTCTATGCCTCTTAACAAAGCATCCTGTCTGGGATTTAAATAAGGTTTGTAATTATTTAAGAACGATTCTGAGCCGCGATTGATATTCTGTTGTGCTCTATCGAAATAAGGGCTGTATTTACCGGTTTGATTGGATAATCGTTCTGCTTGTTGTAATAAATCATTAAAGTTAGCAAGACGTTCTCCTGGGTAAGGCTCATAGCCACGTTGATAATTTGTAAAGGCACGCTGTTGGGCCTCCATAAAAGCTTTGGTGAGGTAGGGAGGGATAGCTCCTGTTTCTGTTCGAATGTTTTCTGATGGTGGAACAAAGCTCATGGTTTATTGCCTTTAATAGAGTCCATTTAGTATTAAATTTTCGTTACGCGCCTCTGATAGGGCCGCATCGTAACCCATTTCTGGATGTATAGATTGCATTAATCTAGCGCCTTGTCTGTTGGTAATATCGCCTCTAGTAACCCTCTTTACAATATCGGAATTAAGCTGTTGAATTTTATAAATATCAAAGTTTCTTCTTTGCCTTGCGTTATATCTAATTTCATCGTCTACACTAAACGGTGCCCTCTCAGGAGACGTCCTACCTACTTCTTCATCACGAGTAACCTTACTCCTTCTTCCTGGAATTTCTAAAGCAGGCGCTGAAGAGGAACTGCTAGCACTGGAAGAGCCAGAGTGACTATAAACATATTCTTTTCTCGGCCTTTCCGCAGTTAAAGGATTAAAAGAAGGAATAGAAGGAATAGTATGTATTCTTTCACTTTCAAGCTTTTCTTCACGCTCTTTACGCTCTTTCCTTTTTCCAGGTCCCATTCCTTGAGCTTCCACTTGAGCTTGCGCCACAAGATTTTTCCATGCTTGACGAGAAACTAATGGAAGCGGAGAATTACTTCTATTACTTCTTTCCTCCATGCTTTTTGCTAACAGCTTAGTGAGCGCATCAAAGCCAACGCCCATCCAATCCTGTCCATGCATTCGCTGATAAGGCTGTGTTGCCTCTCTTCTCTCATAAGCAGACCGTACATAAGGCACACCCCTTAAAATATTAAAGTATTCAACTAAAGCCTCATGCGGATGAGCTTCATGCTCCTTCCATCGTTCATACTCTAAATCCCTTCCGCGTTGCGTATTCTCATATCTCAAAAGCCCCGTATCACGTAATGATTGAGCATCTGCCATCTTGGCCGCTTGTCTCATTACTCCTAGTTTATTTAAGGCACTCGCTGCCTCTAACTCTCTGGCCTTGTCTAACCCAAACCCTTGACCAATCAATTGATGACCACGCCCTAACGCTTCTTCATGACGACGCTTCATCTCCTCTTCATGCTCAGCCTTTAACTCTCTTTCAAATCCCTTATGCCTAGAATATTGTCCTTGACCAAAAGTCTTAGCCAATTCATTCTCTACCGTGTTTGCATTGCGTCTTCCGGCTTCATCTAATCGATTCACAACTTCTTGCTGGTAAGGCTCTGCATACCTGTCATAGTTTTGATATAGCTTCTGAAGCCCCTTATCAGTAAGCCCTTGTGCTCTATCAAACTGTCCTTCTCCTTCTTGCTCTGCCACCATCCGTAAATATTTCTGTAATTCAGTAGACAGTGGCGCAAACCGTCCAGCTACGTTCGGATAAGGCGCATAACCTCTTTTATATAACGCATTGGCGTGCTCACCAATTTGCCTAAAAGCATGGGCTAAATAATCGGGAATACCTCCGCTAGATTCTTGAACAACGGTAGACATTACTAAATCACTCCCCCAAAGGCGTAATGGTCAAACTTCTTAGACTTAGGCGGTAAGAACTTAGTCACCCCTTTATGCGCCCTCAAGTTTTTCCTAAAATTATCCAAAATAGTTGCACCCGCTTTATTGTTCCCATTTCCAATCGCTGTCACTACATCCCGATTCACTCGGTATTCCCCAGGCGATACCCAAGCATCAATGTATCGATATTGATTCGGAGATGGCCCCTCAACCCTGGCATAAGTATTGTATTTATTCTTACCGTAACGGTTCTCTACCTCTTGCTTAAATCGATTCGCTCCCGCCTCACTATTGCCATCCCCATACAATGAAAGACTGGTAGAGTCCATAATGAAATCTCCTTCCTTCAACCGAGTCCTGCGATTGTCCGCCTGTCCCCCTTCCTTTCCTCGGATATAACCACTGACATGGCCACCTCGTTTAAACTTAGGCTCAGAACCTTCTAACTGAGCTAAAAACTCCTTACCCGTAAAATGGTCTGGCTCTAATCCTAAGTACTGTGCTAACTGCATCAGCTTTTCCATAGCAGATAAATTAGGGTTATTAATTATCTTGTTAACATTCTTTTTATCTTCAGCCTCGTTTCTCCCTGTCCCCTGAGGGGCACTCGCTGAGCCTAACGGATGACCCGGAAAGAAATCAGACCCTCCTCCATATCCCCCACCATGCTCTGGGTGATAATAAGGCTCCTGTTCATGACCCCCACCCCCTTGACTCCCTAACCCTAATCCTTGCTTAACTTTTGGTAAGGCACTCTTAGCCAATGGTGCTGCCACAGCTAATAATCCCTTACCGCCCATACCACCCAACAAGGATTTGCCTGCCGCAGCCTTTCCGGAGACGCCAGAAAATAAGTTAGGCACCACTCCTTTTTCCCCTAAGTTCCCCCACAGGCCTATACCGCCCCCAATTCCTGGTGCAGACTTCATGCCTAGCTGATGCAATAAAGAAGGGGCATTAATTCCTGAAGCAGAGCTGAAAAGCCCTTGAGAGGTTGCCGCGGGTCCGCTAATGGCGGAATGAAGCATGGGAGCTGCTGCACCATAGAGCGCGCCCACTCCGGCACCGTGTAAAGCGCCCTTTAGTTTGTTGCCCTTGCCTCGGGTAGTGGTTCCCCCCAAGGTTCCCCCTAGAATGCCACCTGCGGGTCCTAAAAGGGCGGTACCTGCGGCTGCGCCAAGAAGGGATGGAATCTGTTTAATAATTTTCTCTGGATGTCTAAACCCTTTAAAAAAATGTTTAAATTTAAATGGCATGCTCTATTCCCTTAGTAATAGCTTCCAACACGACCGCCTTGATAAAAGGCGCCTACTTGCCCTGGTTGTAACTTCCCCTGATACCATGCAGCATCTTCAGGAACGTCATAACCGTTATCACCCATAGCAGGGTTATTAGAATCTTCACCAGAATAACCATCACTATAATCATCCATACCGGGTGCATAAGAACCTCCAGAATTTTCCATCGGTCCCATGAAATTAGACATGTTCCTTGATAGATAACTTTCAGGAACCATCGACATCGCGCCCCCAAATAAATCACCGGCTCCCGGCATCTGATTATTTAAATACCCAGAAAACTGTTGTCCCATCTGACCAAAGTTCTTACCTTGATATTCAGGCGGGAGATAATCTTGCATCATGCCGCCTAACTGACTTGCCATCTGAGGAGCGCTACTAGGCTGATTAATCATATTGCCAACCATGCCGCCTAACTGACTCCCCATCATGGCGCCCCCAGGCCCACCAAAATATCCACCCATGACGGTACCGGCCAAAGGTGCCATTTGACCTGCCATACTAAGAGCGGGTTTTGCAACAGAAGAAATACCATGGCCCACTGTATTAGCAGCGTTCTTTATGCCATGGCCAAGACCAGAGAAAAAACTTGAGAAACTCATTTTGACCTCCGTGTCAAAGTGTTGAGCTTTTTAAGAAACGGTCGAACTCTAACGACCCACAAAATTAAGCTATCTATTCCAACCCTATGCTAAACTTTTTACCCAATAAAATCAATTTAGAAGTTAGCCATCGCATAAAATATGACCTCTGCCCAGTCTGTCCAATTTTGATAAAGTCGGGTATCTGGGGCGCCATTTCTTGAAAAAGAGCCCTCTTGAATCAATGCATCTCCCCATTCTCTCCAGTCTTGTTCTTGTTGTAAGAGGGGAACTTCGTCATTTGGGAAATCAATGATGAGCGAGGCGGCCCATTGTTTAAGCGTTGCAAGCTTTGGGTTCATCATGGCCTGCCGTCTCCAGGTTGATGATTGATAATAACTTGTCCCATTTCAAAGTCACTATCTACCTCGGAACATTCAAATCTAAAAGAAAGCTCCCTACCCTGTAGGTGCAAATCAATTTTTTTAGTATCTTTGGTAAAAGTGATTGGAGCAGAAGGAGTAGGAACATCGTTTGCATAGGATTTTGAAATAACCGACAGCGTCATGTTTCCAGTTTGAATAAAATCAGGTTCCAGTTCATTCAGGGCAACATTTCTATTAACCCCCACGAACTGACCGTCAAGATTAATTGCGCAATTGGAAAAGAGAGGGCTAACAATATGAGAATCAATGGCGTTAACAGTGCCATCAAAATTTACTCGATTAACACCTGTCTCATGCATCCAAATGCTATAGGGACCAGCAGCAGGGCTATCAGACCAAATAGGTTTGGTGAAGATTTGATTAAAATAGCCTGCTCCTCTGACAGAGGCGGAATTATTCCAAGAACCGTCACTGACGTTATAAATGATAACTGAATCACACTCTGTGCTATCCGTAGATGGATAATGCCACCAAATTTCATCAAAGCGAGGAACCTTGGTTGCCCAGACTTTTTGTCGTTGTTGATAGTTCAGATTATCAAAAAAGTAGTTAAGGTTCATATCATTTGGCAGTTTCTGAACCGAGCCATTGTAGACATAAAACCTATCTAGACCTATCCAATAATAATAGCCATCATATTCAACAATGCTATTAGAAGATAGGATAGAGCTTTCATCTGTCAAAGTATCAAATTTAAATTCAGGCTCTCCCCCTAATGAGACTTGGGTAATACGAATTACACTATCCAAAGCCCATAATAATCCAGCAGGGGAAGCATTGCCGCCACGAGAGGAAAACCCCGCTACGATTTTTGACCCGCAGACTCTTGCGCTACCCAGGATGGCGGTAGGATTATTAGGCTCTGTCCACCTGACATCCCCATCATTGCTAAACATAAACAAATAGGGATGTAACACCACGAATCCACCAGAGACGTAATTGTTGGTAGAAGTTAGGACATCAGTACTAATAGCGTTTCCATAATAAATAGGCGTTTCGATTGGGTTGTCTATTGAAGATAAATTTTGCGCTGCATGAGCAATTAATACAGAGGAGCTGGCCACCGTGGAGAACATAGTATCCAATTTCCAATTATTATTAAAGTTAAAGGCAAAACCCACCGGCGTTCTATCGATAAAACCACTAATAGCAATTCCAGAAGCGTTCATCACAAAAAATCTTAAATTATGATAATCCGCCACATAAACATTAAAATTAGGAGAATTAGGAACGATAAATATTTTTCTGGGTATATTAGCAATATTATTAACTATTTGTTGATAGCCTCCTATCTTTCTAGGCAATCCTCGCTGAAACCTTACCCATTGTCCTTCTGTCCAGCTTCTGCTTGAAAATAGCGTTCCATCTTTTTGAATGCCAGGCTTAGGCGATAATAAAGAGTTCTTAGACTCAGCCATTCTTATCCCCCACCACCCGTCGTGCATTCTGCTTTTTTAATTCATCCATGCCCTCACGATAAAACTTATTCCAAGTCTCAATGCGCTCATCAGTTTGCAAATAAGGCGCACTTTCTAACAGAGAGGCATATAACAATATCTGTGGAGCATAATTGGTTATCCAATTGGTTTGGTTGGAAACACTTAACGGAGAGGGGAGCTCTATATAAGAGTACTCAAACGGATAAGCTTGGTCAGGGGTAGGGGCCACCAAGATGTGCTGATAATCATAATCTGCATAAAAGCGAGGAAATCCCGTCTGAGTGGGGTTGGGCCAATAGGCTCTTAGGAACTCATATTTAGCTTCTAATATGGTGTTCATGGTATTGTTTCCAGCCCCTGTTCCATAGTTAAAGGAAATATTCCTTCTCCATCTAGCAGGCTTGGGATAAACCGAACTGGCGGCAATAAAAGTCCCTTGTACGACTTGTATTAGCCCTAGGTTCTCATCTTCATTACAAATCTTTTGCTCTGCATTGGAGATGAACTGAGGGATTTGAGCAAGCGTGGTAGCATCATTGCGATTAATCCAAATCCCAATAGTCTCTACCAGGCTGGTATAAGTCATTGCCATGTGGGTGTTCTCTTACAGTGCGGTTAAGACATCGTTTTCCAATTGAACGCACCAATCCAAAGTTATAGGGTCTATCCCATTTACCTTTACCAACAGAGATGAACCATCGACTGCTAAGGTGATATCAGCGCTTGAGAGCTGGCTATCTCCGATGAAGCTAATGATTTTACTGGATTGAGCTATCCGACAAGAGGCAAGCCCCCGTTGAATGCAGGCTAGGTATTGTAGGGTTCCAAGATGACCTAATGATTGGTCAACCACTTCAACCTTAATATTCATGGTATTAAATGAGTTCTGTCTTATGGTGTAAGAAATAGCAGTGACTACTTCATTGGAGACGGTATTCATGTAACCCAGTTGTTTGTCTGTATTTAAGTTCATCATTTGCTCCTTAAGCGTTTGCAATGGTTGTTACGGTACCGGATGTGCCTCTGTATTTCAGAGCACCAGCGTCAACATATAAAATCCCACCGCCCGTTGGATTAGTGGTAGGAAGAGTGGTTGCATTAGCGATAAACACGACCTTATTGCCTCCTCCAAAACTTCCCAAACTACCTAGTCCTATATTTCCATTATCATTTATTTGAAAGAAATCTGATGAGGCAGTATCATTATAAATTGAAATATATCCTGGAGAGGCTCCAGTAAAACCAATGATTTCCCACTTTGTTGTACCACTATTTGAAAATTTAATTGAATTTTTATTGGTTGTTGAATTTAATGTAAAAAAATTATCTACAATATTACTGATAGTAACTAACCCTTTATAGGTTATTGTTGGTGTGGTTCCTGGCGCAAAGGAAGCCATGTCAACATTGTTCACTTCATCATGAATAAATAAAGTATTGGTTCCACCAGAGCGTAATCCAACGCTGACATAATTGGTAGAGCCAGTATAAAACTGAGCTTGTCCATAAGAAGATGTATCAAATCTTTTTAACTTTATGCTTCCACCAACGCCAGTAGCGGTAGCCGTTAGCGTTAAAAGACTATTACCTTCTAATCGCATTATTTCATTTGCACCCGCCGTTCCGTTATTCCATAGAAAGCCGTTATTGCCTCTGAACTGCGGTCCATCGATGGAGACGTTATAAATCATTCCATAAGTAGTGTCAGAAACATCTTTTAGGGAAAGCATGTTGTTTTTCATGTAAATAGGACTGTTAAATGCTGATTCTCCAGACACAAACAGTCCATTAGTAGGAGCAACAGCAGTGGCGAAGCCAACGGATAAATTTTCTGCATACAAAGCAAAACGATTTGTTCCGAAGGAAGGAGCTTTAATATAGGCACCCCATGCAAAGTTAACGGTGGCAGTAGACAAGGTGCCAGATTCTAAATATAGCCCCATGCTTTGGTTGATTGTTTTACCGGCTGTTCCGTTTATTGTTAAATTAATATGGCTTCCATATAAATTAGCAATCGCTGGGTTAGACACATTGGGAACCGTAACGGTCGGGGCTATATCCAATACAGACACATATCCGGTTACCTGAGCTGAAGGCGCTAACGTAGGATTAGCATATAAACAGATTTGGTTATTAGAGGTTTGCGCTGTCTGTGTTCCATCTAAAAGAAGGTTATAGGCTTTTGTGCTGGTTAATTCCACTAAAGCATTGGCTGTGGTCGCTGAAGTAATCCCTGTGATTCTGCCAAAATTATCTACGGTTACTGAGCTGGGAAAGGAAACAGTTTGCCCACTTATGATAGAAGCAAGGCTTAAAACCGGATTGGTTGTTCCTGTGGAATCAATTTGACCGCTTGTTCCTGACACTGATAAAACCGGATCGGTTCCACTGGAAGCGCTGGTAACGTTTCCCTCTGCGTCCACCGTAATGTTGGCATAGGTATAACTTCCCCCTGATACACCGGTAATAGAATAGCCGTTCAAATAATTAATCTGAGGGCCTGGGTAAATAGAGACGCGGGTTATTTGACCGGAGTAAGTAGGAGAGGTTCCAAACGGAATAAGATATAAATATCTACCATCCGACACTGAGCCGTAAAATCCTTTGGAGTTCGCATTCAAAGCGGTAGTGTCAAAATAATGATAAGAGAAGCTAGAAGTGTTAGACAAGGGTTGGGTAATGTCATATTGCGCTACCATCCCCGAGGCACCTTGTGCATTAGGAACGAAATAAACATACTTTCCATCAAAGGAGCCCCCGAAGAAGGCCTTGAGATTGATGTTAAGCGTGGCTAAATCAAAGGTATCGTAGCTTGCGCCAGTGCTAAAATCGGTCTCAATATTATATCGAGTGACGACGCCTGAAGTACTATTATCATTAGGAATAAGATAAACATATCGCCCATCAAAAGTCCCACCGATAAACCCCTTACAGCTGCCGCTAACAGCAGTAGTAAGGTCAAGAAAATTATAAGAAGCAGCATTAGTAAAATCACCTCCGGTATCATATAACACAAAATTACCATGCGCCACGCCTGCTGCATTTTGGTAAGGAATAAAATAAATAAAAGAGCCTGCGGAAACAATGCCAGAGAACCCTTTAAGGTTGGCATCAATAGTTGCTAGGTTAAATGTCTCATAACTAGCCAAATCAGTAAAAGACAAGCTAGTGTTATAGCGAACAATATACCCTGAGTATTGAGAGCCATTATAGGTATTGGGACAGAAGTAGATGTAACCGTTGTGGTAGAGTCCTCCCCAAAATCCTTTGCATGCAAGGTTAATGTTGGACAAATCATAGAAGGTGTAGCTTGAAGCATCATTAAACGGACTTCTCCTATCATACCTTGCCGCAACACCGCTGTAGGCGCCATTGGCATAATAAGGGATGAAGTACATGTAATTTCCATCGAAGACTACGCCTGAGAACCCTTTGGCGCTAGAATTTAGAGTAGCCATATCAAAAAATGAATAGCTGGAAGCGGAATTAAAAGGCTCTCTGACGTTAAATCTAGTTATCTGTCCGGAAGCTCCCCCTTTGTTAGGTGCCAGATAAATATAGTTTCCATCAAACCCTGCTCCCCAAAATCCAACAGAATTTGAATTAAGGGAATGGGTATCGAAAAACGAGAACGAGGATTGGTTGATGGGTGTAAAGGTTCCGGGGCTACCACTTCCAAATCCGCCTTGATTGTATCCTTCTATTAGCTGATTCTCATAACTCACTGGAAAGGTGGATTGGCCGGTATCCAGACTGGTCCAGCTTCCACCGGTATAGCAATAAAGAACATTGTCATCTAAATCGTAGTAAATCATTCCATTGGTGGGGAATAAAGCATTACGCTGTGCTGATGTCATTCTGGATAGAACAAATGCGCCGGTGGTAGAGTTTAGCTCTAATAAACAAGAAGGAGTGGTAGAAGAAGTAGGCAACCCTCCCGTAATAACAGTACAGCATTGCTCATCTGGACCGAAGTCATTGTTAATAAATTGAAGCGCAGTTAAAGAGTTATTGAAGATGATGCTAACATCATCGGTAAAGTTGATTCTAGCAAGGTTGGTTAATTCTAAAACATTAGTGAGAGCTTTTCCTTTTTTTCTTGCCATTTCTACTTGAAACTCAGGCAAAAGCAGTGGAGCTACAGCAACGATATTAACACCACTATCTCGAATAACTTTTCCGGTAATACCATTGAATACAGCAATATTGCCGTCGGCAGAGAGATTGGGGCCCGTTACATCGCCATCTCCAGACCCGATAACGCCCCAATCATCATTGTAAAACATGTTAAATCTATTGGTCGTCAGGTTATAGATGAGTCCACCATTGACCATAAGAAAGTCATCCCTCTGCACTTCTGTAACGCGAGGAATAACGAGTGCGCCTAATACCGAGCGAATCTCGAAAGCTGCATCGATAGGAGTAGGAACCGGAGGAGCGCCAAAATTAACTTCGGTAAATTGCGGATTGACGGAATCAACCGAACCACTCTGTCCAGCAGCAGGTTTAAAAGTGTCCGTAATTAATATCGGGGCTAAAGAACAAGAATGTAATCTATTGGCCATTTAACTCTCCATGTTAAGTTACGGGTAAGCCATTACTAGGCTGTGAGATAAACCCTAGACTTTGTAATTGCGCAAGCCTTTGGTTTTCAGGCAAAGCAGGAATTAAGCTACTAATCGGTATCTGTGGTCTGGGGTCTATTATTGCCCTGGGGTCAGGAAATGAGATGGGCGGTCTATTCTGTTCGTTAGGCATGCTGACATAAGGCCTGCCTACATAAAGACCTGTCCACACCAACGCATTGCCTCGCCATTCCATTTGTCTGACTAGGTCTTGTCTTAAAAAGATAAAGCCTGTCACATCACAAATTCCCAATGCTTGTGGATAATCATCATCAATGTAAACATGTTGTCCATGTGGTCTATTGCTCATTGCTGCGTGTATCCATAAGAGAAATCGCTATAGAGTCTTAATGGCACGCGCTCTTTATCTTCTTCAAAGGCGTACTTAAATTCTTCGTTGTACTCTAGTTTTAAAGCTTCATATCTATCCATGACATTTTTCTTAAAACAAAGTTTTACCGCTAATCCACAAGCCAATGCTTCAAAAAACCTGGAGGGAACCGGTGGCGTATTCGTTAATGAGCCAATATCTTGTGGCATCACAATCCTGGAATAAAACAGGCAATTCCAAAATGAACTGGGCGTGGGATAAATTGAGATAGTAGGGTGTATGGTTCTCCATACGATAAAGGTAGAAGGACGAGCACTATTTCCAGAAGCAGGCGTATTTATGTTGGTAAATTTACTAGGATAAGATAGGTATTCGCTTCTTGAGGCTCTGGTTAATTCGGTATCATTAACGGAAGTGTTAAAATAAAGTTCTTGAATATTTAAGGTTGCGTTCCCTGTTTCCACCACCCTAAACCAGCCTCCTAAAACAGGGATAGGGATGTTGAACCAAACGATTTGTCCTCGAGGATACAGTTGAGGAGCTGCCAATAAAACCCGTGTCCAGGCGGCACCATCATTAGAGAACTCAAAACTTAGCGTATAAGTTAGGTCGGCATTTGATTGAACGCCGACTAATTGAATAGAGTATTGGGTTGGAGCGGTTCCAGCTGGGCTACCGGGAGGAAGCCATTGATAGTTAATATTTCCATTGGGTCCTGTCTGAGTACAAGCGGTATCTCTATTCCCATCAAAAGCATTGTTAGCAACCCCCCCAGGGTCAGAGAGAGCCTGACCATTTGGAGTACCATTTGGGGGATTAGGAATAAAGGCATTCCTCACAGAATACCGGGCGAACACTTCTAAGACATCACTGGTAGCTTCAGGCAAATCATAGGTATTTTGATTAGGATTTAGACACATCATCTCTTGACTCACCGTCCAGAGATTTAGTTGCCTGTTGGGCAGAGCGCTTAATAAGAAGTTTAAACTACGTTGAGCGGCTTCTATTTCTTCTTGTTGAATTTCAAGTAAGCTAATTCCAACGCGCTCATAGGCTTCGCGAATGATTTGTTCATTCTGAGCGGATTGAAATAATAAGCTGCCTGAAGTAGACAAGAATCATCCCCTTATCAACCCGCCCTTTGACGGTGAAAGCTTTTTAAGGTCTTGGCTAAATTAGCTTTTGCTCTTAAGGAGGTATTCTTAGAGTGCAGCGCTTTATTTAACTTAGCCGCGGGTATCTTTTTACCCTTAGCCACATGCAAAGATTTGTGCAATGCGCCAGGATGTTTAATGGCTTTCTGTATCCATTTTTCACCAGAGCCACTTCTATTTTGCTTATTCATCATCCATTCTCCAATATAATTCCGGTTAAAGAGCCAGTCGTAGAGGCAGTTATCTTAAAAGCCATATACCTTAATGGCGCTGTCCTGCCAGTTTGATAGAGGTTTATGGCTTGTAATGTCATGGAATTCGCGGGGGTTGGATCGAAAAAGGTTATCCCATTAGGGGCGGCCGCAAAGGGGGTAGTGTTGGTGGTGACATCCATCAGCGTTGAGATTAAAGAATAGGTAATATCATTAGCCACCACTACTTGAAAAGAAAAACAACTTATCTTCTTATTGTAGTCTCCCAAATACCATCGGGTATGACCTGTCTGCCCTGTTCCAAAACTAATGCCGTTCCTTACGCCTGCGGGAGCAGTGATAGAAGTAATAGTGTCATAGAGTTGTGTTCCAAAAACAGTATTGTTATTAGGTCCTGCTATGGTTTGAGTAACATTGGCGCCATTATAGATTCCATTGATAGTAAAATTAACAGCTGCATGATTATTGACAGAGGTGATAGAAATGGTTCTAGAATAATTATCAAAGGCGATAACAGACGAGTTAGGGGTTGATAACGTCCCATTCAACGGAAAATTAGTGTTATAGTCTCCCAGGGCGGTAATCGCTGTGGTAACAGGTGCAGGCCAGACATAGACACGGGGGTAAGCCATTAAGCCTCCCCGGTATTCACTTGACTGTTTTCTTCCAATGTCCTAACAGAAATAGAATAAGCTTCAATGGCGCCTTCAAGTTTTGCTACGTTTGAATAGGCTCTTTTCAGCTCCTGCCGTAGGGTTTTTATCCCATTCGTAGCAGCAGTAACATAAGAATTTTGCTTATTTAATTCTTGGGTGCACTCTTTAATCTTATCCGAAATAATTTTAACGTTATCCATTGTTTCAACTCCTTAAGCAGCGTCAGGTATAATAGAAAACCATACATTAACAACGATAGTGGAAAGAGCGTTACCGCCAGTGAACGCACCAGTGGCATTTGTAATAACTAATGCTCTGTTAGTCGTACCAGTAGTGGTTGCGCCTGTTAAACCTGCATTTAGCGAATAACTTGCTGGTGCGTTATTATTAATAAACGCAGCAGGTATAGGAGCGGTTAATGTGTTAACTGCTCCTCCTCCTCCATATATAATAGAAACCGCTCCTCCATTCGCAAAAACCGCTGTATTAAAATTATTCACCAGTACAGCTTTGTGAACGATAATAGACATCCCAGCGCCTGGTGCAGGCAATATTTGTACTGGGGCTGCAAACATTCCTTGAACATTTGCTTGAGTTAATGTCGTTGCCACCATCAAATAATTAGAGGTAGCCACAAATCCATTAGTCACTACGTTGTTAGCGAGAGCTCCGTTTAAAATTGCGATGCCATTATTAGTGGAATCAAAAGCAACCTCTCCAGGAACAAATGGATTAACAAGGAGGGCCCCTAGCTGCGCATAGGTAAGGCGTGGTAATAAGGCAGGAAAAGATGAATTCCATTCCTGACACACATTTACTGGACCTGTATTAGCGCCCACTGTCACATTAGTCAAATTGGGAAAGATAGCATCCACTGAACCATTATTGGGCGCATTATTAACTGGATCGACTACTAGAACCGGTGATTGACGAGCGCTAGGGGCTTTAAAATTAACTGGCATTCAGTATCTCTCTTAAGGTTGTGTACCATAAACGGAGCGAACATTGGTTACGCCAAAGGAGTAGCACTCAATTGCTTTTACCATTAAAGAGTCGGTTGAGAAGTCGCAGTACACATCAGTGGTAAATGTTTCACGCTCAAAGTGCTGAAATCCGTTGTCGGCATCACTTAAGATGTACCAAGCATTTGGATTGGTTAAGTAGTGATTGACGACATATCCCTTGGGGAAGATGCCTTTGTTGTTAATAGCATTAATGTCATTGGTATCAACACCGGGTCTGAACTGAGACTTAAGTAATCGGTCTGCGGTGAAGAACCCTTGCATCGGCACCAACAGCTTTATAGGCTTGGTGGCAACCGTTAATCCTGCAACGTCTGGCCACATTCCCATGGCGATAACACCAGCTTCAAGGGCCGCTTCTGATAAGTCTGTATGGATTGTAGTGATGTTTGAGAATGTGCCGCCATCAATAGGATGGGCAGCACTTAATAATGGTTGACCATCAGCCATTGGGAAGTTCGGATTAGCTGCATTATTAATGACACTGGCTGCTGATACTTCCTTGGTCTGATGCATGGATTTCTTTAAAGCTCTCATTTGGATTGGGAACTTACTTTTATATAAGTTATTCACCAAAGCCATACGAGTGATATTGAAAGCCAATCCGAAATAGCGGTGATTGTACTGAGTGACATAGCGTTGCCCCATGTCATCTACCGCAGTAGGCGCGCCTTCAGGACGATACTGACCTAGTCCGGTGAACTTCATTTCAACGTCATATTCCACCGCCATTTCAGACGGCATAGTGGTATATATCTCGGAATATTCACTAGGATAGGTTTTATAGTCACCGACAATGGCATGTGTGCCAGGTCGTACCAGATTCGCAATCTGCGTAATATTCATCGTTTCTTCTCCCTAAGAAAATTAACTTCTTCCTGAAGTTAGATACCTTGTGAGTTATTGGCCCAGAAATACTGATTAATTACGACAAGCCAGTTATTGTTCGTAATACCTGACTGGTTTTTTGGATTTGGCGTAAGGCGAACAATTTTGAATTGTTGGTTAGCGGCAGCGCCTAGCGCAGAAATGGTTGCACCAGAAATACCGTTAGCGGTAGTACCTGCGGTTGTGAAATCAGCATTTACACAGCTACCTACATCAGCAAATGCATATCCATTATTTACAGTCGTTGCAACCTGAACGTCATATAGAATATCGGGAGCATCCCAAACATAGGCAGTTGCTGGCACATTACCGCCACCAGCTATTGCTTGAGTAACAGTTCCGGTAGGCCAGTAAGGAGACAGGATTAAATTACCATTACCATCAGTATATTTAACACCGCAAAATACACCGACCATGCTATTTGCAATAGCACCAGCGCCCGCTGTTACACGGCCGATAGTTCCAGTACCTAACATGGTGACTGGATCACCAATAAATATGTTAGTTGCATACCCAGAAGCTATCTGATATTCGTTTTGGTCTGAAGAAACAATGGGGGTGCCACTTAAGTGGACAGAAGGTTTAAACCCGAAGGGGGCATTAGTTCCATATGCCATCGTGACTAACTCCGTGTCAATAGAATCCCAAGAAATAACAAGTATTTCTTTCGACACGTGTTTCACGCGGTGGAGGGTTTGCACCTCGACCTTATTTAATGAGCTTGGTCCGCTCTAGGGTCTTGGAACTAACTTAACAAGATAGTTTAGCCTTGTCAATAGTTTTTTTAAGGAAGCTAAACAGTGTAAATCCTCCTTATACCTTCAGTTCAGATTGGAGGATAAGGAGGAAGCTTTGTATAACACTTTAACTTTACACACAGCCATATTCAGTATCAACATTTATCCCCTCTTGGTCAATAGATAGGGCTGGACACAGTTATCCCCATCTTTTAATAAGTTGAACTTATAAATAATACCTATATAATTTACCTTTGGAGACTTAAGGCTAGGACGCCATGGTTAACTTAAGGGCTTTGTTTAAGTCTGCGCTATTAATTTTTGCTTTACTGTCTGTTCATAGTAGTTGCGGAGATTCTTTTCCCTACCTTGGACTTGATGTCCAACAACGGTTTATGGGATTTAGAAGAGGCTATGGAGACTCAACACTACATAAAGTATTACCGCAATCTAATATTCACTTAGGGTTTAGGGTTAATAAATACTTTGCTATTGAAGCAGGGTATGAAGAGACATTTAAATCTAAGCGCAAAGTAACGTTAGAGACAGGAGATTTAGCGTGTGGTACGCCAATTCAGGAGATGACAGCTCCTGTTACTTTTCAAAGCAAAATAAAGATACAAGGCGTTCATGTTTCACTAGCTGTATTTTATCCTCTCACTGAGAACTTAGAGCTATTCTCCTCCTTTGGATTCTCAGTGCTTAAAGGAGCCGCCACTAGAGAAACGCTTTTTATGATGGGTAACATCCCTCATTATTTTAAACGCACATTTGTTGGCAGAAAGCAGGTGGTGAGAGTTACCCTAGGTTCTCAATATTGGATTAACTCTTCTGTTGCCATTAGAGGATATGTAGGAATAATGGATACGCATAAGCTATCCATCTTGTCTAATGATAATATTAGAGGTAATCATACGCCTATGGTATTTCCTAAGGATTCAAAGTTAGTTGGTTTGGGGTTGATTATTGTTTTCTAATAATATCAAGTTCTTTCAAATATGCATACATTTTTTGAAGTCTTCCAACTATCCCCAAATTAGAATCATTAAGGATAGTCTTAATATGTTCTTCAATAAAGATTAGATTGTCTAACTGTTTTTTTGAAATGGTTTTTATTTTATTCTCTACCCAATTATTTAATTTATCATCATCTGTATCGTTCGGGTTTTCACGAATATAAGCAGAAACAAACCCTAGTGATAGATTAAATCTATACCAATCTTCCAACCATTCTAAATCTGTTTCTTTTTCCATCTTAATACTCAATACAATAAAGCCCATCGTTTAACGACAGGCTTTACCATTTCTCTATCACAGAGGAACCTTTCAAATGATTATATGGCGATAATCTCAATCAGCATAATCTACCTCTTACCCTCTGTCAACCTTTAGGTCGGGGGCAAATTGCCCCCCCATCTTTCTATCGATAGGGCATCGCGATGCCTCTTCGGCTCAGTTCTGGGTTCATGGTGAATCGTGCCTGTATATAGGGGTCTCCCATATACTTATCTGCATCCGGTATACGGTTCATATGTAGCATCGCTTTCTGATTATATACCGCTTCTTCCTTCTCACAGATAACCGTAGGTCTCTCACATAGGGTAACACCCTTATAAGAGAAGTACCCATTTGGCACACGTCTACCATCAACCGTATCGTTAAAACAGATGTTAGGATGCCTATCCGCTGGCACTGGAGACCAGCCATCCCCCATCTTATTTTGAAGACGGGTATTAGGCTCACCATGGATACTGTCTAGGATTAAAGCATAAGTCCAGCCCGGAGGCGCTAAGCCTTTAAACTTATCTAACTCAGAGCCATTAGGACTAAACGTTAAGTCTTTAAGCTCATTGATTCTCTCTTCTAACCGCCGGCTATCATCGTAGCGCATTTTTCTTGACTCTGTTCTTTCTGTCATGACATTCTCCTTTTAATAAGAATAACCTTGGACACCTGCACCACCTGGTCCACGCTTATAGGGCGTCTCCCGAATTTCTTTATCTCGATAGAAGGCATAGTCTTTTGGCGTAATGCCAAAGGCATTTACAATCTCCATCTCTTCTCGACTAAGAGCGGGACCTCTATCGTTAGATGATTGACCAGGTTGTGCACTGCGTCTAACTGGCGCAACCGTTGATTTAGATGGGTTCATGGTTAATTCCCTCCTTCCTTGGGGTTTTTGTTGAAGACTGGCTACATACTCATTTATTTTCTCAAAATACTCTTCAGAGCCAATAGCATCTGGCCTGCCATTGTTATGACAGTAGACTTCTAAATGAGTGGCATAGTTTTCTACGGCGTCTACTAATCTCTTGTCATAGTATTGACCTTCCGGTTTAAACCATTGCCAGTTCTCATTTAGCCAGTTCGCAGAAATAGCTGGGTCTGCCCTAACAGGCTGTTGCTTCTGGTGCTCTTCTTCTAGCTTTCTTCGGTTCTCATTATAGATTTGCCTGGACTCTTCTATTTCTGCTTGTTGCAAGGCGCTAGCTGCTTGAGCGATTTCTATATCTGCTTCAATCTCTGCTTCTTCGTTTCCCTCTTGCCTAGCCCTTATCTTTTTGGCTTTAGCATTCTCTAGCTCAAGCTTTGAGGCTTTGTTGACGAACGAACCAGCGACTTTAAGAGATTCACTTACCTTTCGGTTTAACTCTTGGTTGTTTCTAGCAAGTTCTGAATTCTCTCTCTTAATTCTTTCCAGCTCACTTAAGGCTCGATACTTTTCTCGATTGATTTCAAGGATGCGCTCATCCGCAGAAGGGCGTGCCCTCCTTTTAGGGGATTCCTCATATTCAGAGTCAGAAGGGGCCTCCTCAGAATGCTTTCCTAACGACTCTTCTAATGATTCCAAATCATTTAACGATTCACCATCTGATAATGATTCTTCTAATGATTCCAAATCATTTAACGATTCACCATCTCTGTCAATTTCCATATTAGATATCTCCATTTTGGTTAATTTAAACCTGTCTCAACCTTAAACCTTTTGGCTATAGGAATTTCATAATCATATTTACAAGGAATCTCATCAGACTTTTCTATTAACGACTCTTCTTCTGTATCAGCTGTATCAGCCTTAAACTTCTTTACTATCTCTTCAACAGACTGGGGATACCATGGTTCTTCTTCTTTCTCTTCTTTATTGGAAAGTTCGATACAATCGAACAATTCTTTTACCTTATGGCGTATTTTTTCTTTATGTTCTTCAGAATCAATCAAAGAGAGCTGGTTATTTTTTATATAATCGTCTCTGATGAAGCGCATATACAAATATAACAAAGATAAAAACATCTTCTTGTCATTATTGTCAGGCGTTGCATCTAAAAGCTGGGATGCGTTTGCCTCATTGAGGGCGCTAATCTCAGCCTTAGACAACTCTTCCGTCATGTGTTCTGCACCAATTCTTACATATCCTTCTAGTGCAGTTTGAATGGGTTCTATACCGCCCTGAACTTCGATATCCTGTTTTGGATTATCCTTTATCTCTTCAATATTTACCAATTTGCTCATGCTGCTTCTGTCCTCTTCAAAGGCATTAAAACGTCTTCTGGGTCCTTAACAATCATTTGTGCATGCTCATCAATAAGCATTTTAAAATTTAACCCTTTAATAGGCGTTAATAATCCAGCCGCGGGGGAAAAGGTGATATGGTCTCCTACTCGATAAACCGGTCCATTGTATCGTGACTTATTGCTCCTAAATACATTCGGACCCATAGCGCAGACCAATCCTACATTGCTGCAATAATTGTCTCCAATCCTAGTGGAAGAAGGAATTAAAATCTTAACTTCCTCTCCTTTATCATTTAATACTTTCTTACCCTCAAAATCCCTAAAGTAATGCATCTCTCCCCTAACGCAAATCTTTACTAATACCTGAAATCCTAAAACCTCTACTGGCAGTTCCATCCCTAAGAACTCTTCAACCTTCTTCTGGTCTGCTAGTCTCTCCTCATTTGGATAAGCCGGTATATAACTTAAATCCAAATTAAACCTGTTAAAAAGCTTGTTAGCTAATGATATAAATTTTCCCATTCTCAATCCCCAAATTTTTACCAAAAAAGTTGCTACTCATTTCCCTTAATATGTCAACGCACTCATTTATTCCTAACAGCTTCCCGCTTATAAACTTGTATTCTTCCATTGAACTGATTACGCCAGAGGTTAAGCGGGTACAATGCTGCATCCGCTTTTCCTCTATTTTATAAATAAAATCTTCTAAAAACTTCTGATTCATCGACCACGCTTATTGCTCAAAGGGTTTCCATGCTTGTCCGCCTGGTGATGACGAATCTTTCCAACACCTCCCGCTGCAAACTTCTTTCTAACCTTCATTCCCTTAGGCTTAATTGCCTTAGCCTTCCTGCTTCTTACTGGCATACGTTCTTCTCGTCCTCTCATGTGGTCATAATCCCTCTCTTCTCTATAGGCCATCCCGACCTGACCACCTTTCTTAAATCCTAAACTACGTCTTGCTCTGCCAAATAACTCAGCACCACTTTGACCCAAACGATTTAAAGCTTGCTGAGCTTGAGGAGCATAGGTGTTAGCTAATCTCTGCGCTTGTGGAGCCATTCTCCTGGCAAAGTCATAAGCAGACCTTGCCCCTGAGCTTAATTGTTGACCCGCTCTTCCCGCGAGATAACGAGCACTTCCAGCAGCCTGATTAGCGCCCAGTCTCATCCTATCCCTGAATCCCATTGGTCTATCATTCTGTGGCATATAGTTATACCCAAGATTTCCGCCACCCCCTTGACCGCCTGCATTCGCTGCGGCTTTCTTAGCTTCTGCATCACGCTGAGCTTGCAACCAATCTGGTACAGGCCCTTCTTGAACTTCATCAGGAGACCTACGACCACCAGCTGGTGTTTGTGCTGGCTGCCCTCCAGGCACTCCGCCTTCGTCTCCACCCCATCCAGGCCCTCCAGGCACTCTGGCCCAGAATGGAGGCTTATTGTTTTCGTCTCCATCCCAGCCATAGGGATTGGGCGCGCCTCCTACGAAACCACCATTGGCATAATGGGGCACGCTATCTTGCCGTGCACGTGCCATAAAATCTCTATGAAGTGCTTGAGCCGCTGGACTTATTACATTAGGCATTCCTACAAACCCGCCATCTGCATAACCTTGTGCGCCATAGCGCCGAGCAAGACCAGATGCCATGTTTCTAAAATCATTGGCATTGCTTTGTAAATTACCAGTACGTCCCATTCTTTGATTAAAGTTTCTCTGCATATTGGGAGCCACAGTGTTTCCATAGCCTCTCAAAAAGGTTCTCCCCATGGCTTCATTTGCGCGTCCCGGAATCGACCGGATGTAATTCATCATTTGGGAACCGCTTGGCATTTGGTTATAAGCCTCTCTCATCCTTCCAGGAATGTTCCGCATGCTTTCTACGAACCCGCCATCCGCATACCCTTGGACGTAACCGCCTTTGGCATAGCAACGTTCACCTCTGGTCTTCTTTCCGTGATTTCTCTTTCCGTGAAAACCAGAAGCGCCCGCTGTGCTCTCATTCATCCGTGGATGAGAACGACCGACTTCTCCGCCCTTTTTAAACTTTTTTCTTTGATTGCGAGGCATGGCGCACACTGGGCGATTTAAGTCTCTAGCACTTAATTCTCCCTTCATTAACCGTTGCGCCTTCTCGCGCATCGCATCTTTACCTTGAAACCCTGAGAAATAATTTTCGTTTTTCATAATGACCCTCACTGTATAATTGGTTGATTGCCTAATTTCATCTTTTCTATTTCTATTTTGTTTTCTGCCAGCCTATCTTGTGAGTCCATCTTTAGGCGTTCCATTTCCTGCTTCATTCTTTGAATTTCCATTTCATTTTCGTTTCGCTCTTCTGCTATCTTCTTCTCGGCTTCAAGTTTCGCCATTTCACCTTCATACTTAATCTGTGCCTTAAACGCTTCTACCTCAGCCCTGAGCTTGGCGTCTTTGTCCCGAAGCTTAGCTTCTTCACGCTTCTGCGCTATTTCATTCATCATCACTTGGTTCGGATTAACTTGCTGATTCTGTAGTGCCTTCTGCTCTTCCATCTGCTTTTGCTCAGCTTCCATCTCTTGCTGGGTCTTCTCCGCATCCATCTGAGCTACTGCATTCTGTATCTCAGGCATCTTCTGCAATTCCACAACGTCCATCTGTTGTAATTGCTGAAGCTCTTCATCCGATTTCTTCTTCTCTACTAATAGCCTTTGAACTTCTAGTTGAATTGGGTCGGGTCTTAACGGAAATACATTGGAAGGCGGCAACCCCATACTCTCTTGAGGCGGCATCATCGCACGGCGTTGCTGTAGTTCCGCTAGCTTCTGCTGGAACTCCTCTTGCTTCTGCTGCATCATCTGGTTCAAGGCCTGATAACATTTATGATGCTGAATGTTAGCTTGCAAATTAACATAAGCTTGCATGTTAGATTGCACCATCGGATGTTGTAGTAATCGAGTTTTTATCATCACATGTGCGTCGTGGTCTTGAGGGAATGTGGCTTGCAGGGGCTTGTTTTGTAATACCATGGCCACCTCAGAAAGAGGATCGATAGAGACAGGCTCAGGGGGCTTTGTAAGTATTCTATCTATATCCTGTACATTCATGGCGGAATAAAGCCGTTTAAAGACTTCTCGCAAGTCATGGATATCTGGATAGCTCTGGGCGAACTTTAATAGAGATTCTGCATATACCAATCGATGAATGTGAGTTAAGGCATTAACATCTGATACCGGCACGATATGAATATCATCGCTGAAGTCACTGCGCATGATAGAAGAAGAGCCCCCCGGCACTGAAAAGACATAGGGGGTATCCGGAAGATATTTAGAGAACAGTCTAAATAATAGTTTGAATTCTCGTTTAAGCGTGGTATGCAGTGACCTGAGGATGGTAGAGATAACTTGTTTTTCTACTTCCAGCACTGCCAAAGTAGTTCCGACGGGAGCCGTGGCTCCTAGCTCTGGTATCTTGCTTTCAGCGGTACCACAGATAGTGAGGTTTTGTTGTGATAGCTCTGTTTTTAATTGGAGTGCTTCTGGGGATAGATTAGGATAGGGCAATGGCATGAAAACGTCTTGCAACGGCTCTTCTGTATCAATATTCCTCCATTCCCCTGGCATGATAATAACGTTGTTATCTTCTGAAGAAGCGCTCTTCTTTTTAATGCCTGCTGGTAAGTTCTTAAACTTAAGCAAGTCAATACTTTGTCTTAGCAGAACCGTTGAAGCGATAGAGTTAGACCCACAGAGATGGGCTTGACCAATTCCATAGAGGCCAAAGCCTGACAGATAGTAATAATGTAAGAAACATTCCTTTCTACGGAACTTCTCATCCTCTTTTTCCCAGTTCCTTTTAATGCAGACTGTTTTCTTGGTCTCACGACAGATAGTAATGGTATAAGGCCTTCTGCCCTCGAACTTTTTGTCTAGCTTGTCAGCCAGATAGTCTGTGTGTACTTCTAAGTAAACAAATTGATTCTTGTTCTCACTATTACCCTTTGTGACGCCATCCATCTTTTCTATTTTCTTACGGATAGTCTGGGAGTCATCGTCTGAATCATCTGACACTAGCGGAAGGTTAGAGGGAAGGTATTCTCCAGAGGCTTCCATCATCTCTACGTCCCTGCGGTTTAATTCCATCCTATGAGTGATGCGGTCTGAAGATAGTAAGGTGGTGGTGTTGATATTAACGATGATGTCATGCGGTTTGATAAAGCGAGACTTGGGCATATTGTCTAACGGGTCTTGATAGACTTTCTTAAAAGCAGAACCCCAAATACCAACATAATTAAGCAGCCTCTCAAAGTCTGGGTAATACTCTTCATCGATAGAGGTAAGATAGTGATTAGAAAATACTTTGACTCTCTCAGACTTCTGCTCTATCTCTTCTGTTGGGTCTCCAACAATATCTATCTTGCAAGGACCAGCCGCAGGTAAGAGCTCAGCTCTGGCAGTGGCACAGAATCTTAGCCAGCAGATAGACAAAGATGAGTCATAAACAGTACTAAATTGAATATCTTGTACTGAGGAGCCGCTTTTAGGTTCTGATATGGTATAACCTAGATAGGTTAATCCAATCTTCCCTACACGCTCCCATTCAGCTCGTGATTTCTCATCCTCGTCAACTTCCTGAATCAATTCATTGGCGATAGCGTTGAGCTCGCCTTCTTCTAGATGTTCAGCCAGGTTCTCATAGAAGTCATCTTCCTCAGGCTCTTCAGGCACTGACAGCTCAGGAGCTTGTAAATCAGTATTATCCCCCGGCGGTATGCCATCAGGCATAGAGTCCATGGAGAATGGGGGTTGCTCCTGCACGATATTCCTATTTAGTTTGTTGAGTCATACAATGATAAATAGGTATTTAGTTAGTGTCAAACATTACTTATGTGATAATACAAACAAACTTAGGGGGCAGATTAGCGTTAAAGGACTTTAGTATTTGATTTTTATGGATTTTTTAATTTTTGTTGGAATAAAAAGGATTGGGTAAAGAATTGGTTTTATAAAAAGGCTCTGCGTTAAAGATATTGATGTTTTTGAATGGGATGAATGAGATGTATGGTTCATTAATAGTTGAGGTGTTCTTGGAACCAAAACAGCTACAGGGGACATCATTTTCTGGAAAGCAATAAATAGACGCAAATTTTTTACAGAACGGACATTCTTTTAGGTCTGACATTCTTTAATTACCTCTTAAGAGATAATTTAAGTTATTGTTTTAAAAATTAATCTCCTTGCAACGCTACAACGCCGCAAGGAGGAATGTACACGCACCACCGGCGGAGCGTTTGCTTACGCTGGGGGAACACACGACATTGACACGTTGTTATTATCGTTGTTCTTCCAGATTTAGTCAATACCGCCTTAACCTTTATTATTTTATTTTATAGGGTTTTTAATTTTTTTTAGTGATAAATCTGCATTAAAAATATTGATGTGTTTAAATGGGACGTATGGGATTTGTGGCTCAGTATTTTTACTCCACAGGTCGACAATTTGTTCAATTCTCTTTTTATCTTCTATACTCAGTTGGTTAAATTTTCTAAAAAAATTTTTTTTGGACATCCTTTAATTATCCCTTTACACAGTTTTCAGAAAGAATCATCCAGAACATTTGGCCTGGTAGCACATCTTCTTTTAGAAATGGATCTACCATTCCTATATGTCCTTTGGATATAGAGTATTGCCCTCCATTAATTTCATAGAACATATTATCATTATTAAATTGAGTAGCTTGTGATACATTTACTTTTTCTCCGGGCTTTAGCTTTTCTTTGGCTACCATCGCGCAAACCTCTTCTTTAATGAAAACATATGCATAACCGTGTAGATCAACATTATTTAGATTCTTATCTAACAAGCTTCCTATAGGATTGTCTTTTATATACTTCTCATCTATCAGGCTTCCTAGAGGATAAAAAGGTCTTGGTGAATAAAGTACGCTCTTATCTTCAAACCTTCTATTAAAATAAATTACATTTCCCATAAGCTAACGTCCTGAACGTTAAGACAATGGCCGTCACTAAGAACGGCCACAGGTATTCGTTCTACTCTTACACCTTTAGGCTGGTAGACGAATAGGTAGATAATACATAAAAAAAAGGTATATGAAAAGTTTTTCAGGCTTAATCATATACCAAATGTCTTTACTTGTAACATAAAGGAGATACAACATAAGAGTTTGTATCAAGGGGAAGTATACCTGGTGGATTTTTACTTGTCAAGCTTTTCTAATTAAGTTCCTCATTTTGGGTCTTCATGAAGAACGCACCTGCTAAGGGCATCAAATACCTTTTTTGGTATTAATAAACATTCATCTTTTAAGAGGTTACAGAACTTATTGTAATCAACCAACAGTTTTACTTCTTTTTCTGGTTCTGTTACTTTTCTTGCTTCATTTTCAATTTCAGATTCTTCTATAAAATTTAGTATTTTACCTACTGAACAACATGAATAGCCATTCCACACTGCACCATCTTCCAACATTAATTTAAATTTGTCATAATCAATTGTTACTTTTTTCATAACTTAACTCCAGCCACCCGATAAAGATCAACTGCCTTCTTTAGGTCTTTAACCACCCCTTCGCCATATTCATAACACCACGCAAGGTTATATCGTCCCTCTGTTGACCCCTGGTCTGCGGCTTGTTGGTAAAGCTCTGCTGCCTTCTTGAGGTCTTGTGTAACTCCCATACCATTGTAATAATACCAACCAAGGGTACATTGTGCGTCTGCCTCTCCATCCATCGCCTTACTTTCTAATAAAATGATTTCTTCTTTAGATGGCGTCATACTATTACTTCCTTTTTCATAAAATTTATTGCAAATTCCAAGGCTGAAGTTCGCTTGTCTCCTCTATATCTTTGCACTCCGAACCTGACCTGAATGGCTCTTTTTTATTCCGCTTCTTTAGAACAACAACCACTCCGACTGGACAAGTAAGGGAACTATCAGCATATGTAGCCCCAAAAGGTAAGCGCTCAAGTATATCTAATGGCTCAATCGTAGTAGGTATATCATCTTCTGATAAATGAAAATCTATTTCAGCTGATGGGTTATTTCTTACATCATAATAAATCCTATCGAAAATTTCCTTAAAACTATGTATGTTCATCACTATCTCCTTATCAGGCAAGCAAGTCCCAGTAATTTTCCATGAAAACCCTATTGAATTCTGGGGGAACTTCAGTTGTTTTATTAATCGTTCCTCTTCTAGGAAAAACTTGATCTACCATCTTTATAAAACGTTCCCAACTATAACCGTTTACTATGGCTAACCGTTGAAACATTATTAACGAATGAAGGTGTTTAGCTAACATTGGATTGCCAATATCTTCTATCAACCATGGAGGCAACCATGGATTTAATTCATTTTTCCTGTTTCCATTTTCGCTTTTAGGGCTTTGCTTCTCTAGCTCTAGTAGTAAGCCTGGATCAAGTCTTTCAAAAACTAGATCTCGCATGTAATCCCCTATTACACTACACCTGCTTTTCTGCGCCTCAAGATGTGCCCATCCATTTATTTTATAAATATTTTCGTAAAATTCATCAGGAAATTTTTTTATCCAAGCAGCAAGTTCCTTGCTTATAATCTTTTCAAGATAAGCTTGAAGGGCATCCTTTGGTCTAAGTTCTTGATATCCTGTTGCTTCATCAATTAAAGCGACAATTCCAACTTTGGCTAAAGCTCTTAGCTGTGACTGCTCCATAGACATAGTTTTACTCCTTCCTCTTATCCATAAGCCTTATCCACTAATTTTTTAATGTCTTCCCAGTCTTTCTTTTCGAGCGCAACATAATAAGTGTCTTCATTATACATCTTGTCCCAACCACCTGTTAAGTCAATACACTCTGAATAGTCCTTAAATTTGTCATACAATTCTTTGTTTTCATAATGCTCTAAAAGTTCATCATAAACTAAACCAATCATCAAAAAGTCATCGTTTTCATCGTTATTTTCTAATTTTATATTTAATGTATTAGATCCATATAGCGCGCCTACCTCCCAATAAAGCGTACCAGATGGTAACTTCAAAAAATCTTCACGATTATATATTTTCATGAAATTCTTTTACCTGCTGCTTCATCCTCGCAAAAGTCCCTAAGCTCTTTAAGCTTCTCTCTTGTCTCATCTAGTGTAACATCACTCAATATGTCGTCTATCTTCTTAAGAAGCTTAGCCTTATCTATCCCATTTCTCATGATTCTAGCTTTATTCATATCTAGAACTCACTACGCTTTGAATAACATTCTGAAACCCTAAGAGCTCATCCAAAGTAACATTGAAAGTAATTTTAGTATAATTATTAGCTAATAACTCATTTTTACCAAAGTTAATTGATACTTCATAATCATTATACTTATTAAAATTGCTCTTCTTTATCCACTTAACTGAAAACTCAGCATCATTATCACCAAACTTAAACTCAGATATTGATTTCACTAACTATCTCCTGTTTATCAACCTAACCATTTATCTACTATCCTGGAAACAATAAATATACCGTTTATTAAATTAAAAGCAAAGAAAGAAAAACCTGAGAGTTTAACAATAGTTGGAATATCTATTGTTAAACTCTCAAACTCAAACTTTGGACTACATAAGAAAGAAACCAACGTAATAACAGTCATTATATCACCAGCAACATCTTTTAGATATGACAACTTATTCATCCTTAATCTCCCTCAATTCAACCATTTGTCCACAACCTAAAAATAATAAATATACTGTTTATTAGAAAAAAAGCAAAGACAGAAAAGCTTGCTATTTTAACAATAGTTGGACTATCTGTTTTTACACACTCAAATTTTGGATTACATAAAATGGAAATCCACATAATAACCGTCATTATATCACCAGCTAGTTCTTTTATATACCATAAATTATTCATACTTATTTGTCCTTTGTATCGTAATCATTCATCATTTCTCTAATGTTATTTTTTATTTTATTCATGCTATTATATGTAGTATTTTTAATGGTACCTGCCTTATATATTATCAAGTCAATTTCACTTGTTAGTACGTTCTCCACAACTTCTATGTCATATAATAAACTATTTAGTTTTTCATATATAACATTCATTTCTTTATTTATCATTGATTTTTTTACTTTCTCCACATATTCATCTCCAAAATTCTTTAAATCATTAGATATCTTATTAAACCTGTCTGTAGACATAATCCTATTCCCCTTTGTCTCTTGTTTCATCTATACTTAATAAACACTCATCAACATATTCCTTAAATGAGGCATCAAGCATTTTTACAGCCTTTTCTATCATCTCTTCCTCAAACTCCTTTATCTTTACGGAGCCTTCAACCTTCGTCAGTGTCAGTTTCTTAAGATACTCTCTTCCAAGCTCCTCTAAATCCTTCTTTACCTTATCAAACTCGGTTAACTTATTTACAGACATCACTACACTCCACAATCTGACTAGCGCTAGCGCCGGAGCGGCACTATAACATTCTCAACTTTGAAAAAAAATACCTCATCAGAACGCCTATGGGTATAGGAAAAATTAATAATATACCCAGATTTAGTCATAAGACTTGCGCTGAGGGCCTTTAGCTTATCCTCGTACTCCTCAAATAAAACATCAAACTTTTCCAATATCTCCTTCTCAACCTCTTCTAGCTCTAGTGAGTCTTCACCTTTCTTTAGTTTCATACTGGCTCCTAAGCAACAACTTTAAACTCTTTGTTTATCATTTTAAAAAACACCACATCCTCAAGCCCATCATCATAAGTAGCATGGTAAAAATTAATAATATATCCAGATTTATTCTTAATCTGTAAGTTAACACTCTTTAACTTAAATTTATCCCCATTCTCCTTAAATAGGTCATAAATCTTGTCTACCATCTCCTGCTCAAACTCTTCTAGCTCTAATGAGCCTTCAAACTTTTTCAGTTTCATACTAGCTCCTCAGTTGGTACCGATTTGTCACCGACTCCTGAAAATCGGTAGGTAAATAATTGTCCAAAATGTTAATCATAAGACTTACTTAAAATGACAAATGTATACGTCAGTTCTTTAACTTAGGTTTACCGAGTAAGATGTAGGAGCAACTTTTCAATAAATCATTATTGAACATTATAATTTCCCACCCTTCTTCTAGCTTTTCTAACAGCTCTAAGAATTTACCGGTAGAATAATTACAGTCTATAATTTCCTGAACTTCCTGTAAGCTAATCTTAAATAAAAACCCTTCGAATGATAAATCTTCATATAAAAAACAGGAGGATTCCATCGTAACTTTATTACGCATGCTCAGTCTTAAAAAATTTGAAAGGCACTTTATAATACCCCCGTTCTGACTTATCTTTAGCTCACTATCTTCATCGTTTTTACTATATTCCTCTTTTTTCTTATTATTTAATTCATTCCAGCGTTCTATTTCTTCTTTCCTAGTTTTACTACTCTTAAATACACCCGAATAGCATTCATCGCTCACACATCTTATATAATAATGGGAATTTCCCTCAGGATCTTTGTGTGAATTCATTTCAACATCAGAACCACACCTCAAACACGGGTTAATTTCTTCTTCCTCTTCTTCCTCTTTTTTCTTAATATTAAATCCTGGTCCATCATTCCAGATATTTTTTTTATTCCAGCGTTCTATTGCTTCTTCCTCAGTTTTACATACTCCACTAAAGCATTCACAGCGCATACAACTTATATAATAAGGCAGCATCATATTATTTGATAACCTAATTTCAGCCTGATGAGCACAATTTAAACATAGATTAATACATGGATTAATCTTTTTTTCCTCTTTTTTCTTATTATTTAATTTAAGCAATTCATTCCACGTCTGTACTTGATTCCATTCATTCCAGGCGTTTACTTTATTCCAGTTTTCTATTACTTCTTCTTTAGTTTTATATAAACTGCTATGGCGTACACAGTTAGTACAGGTTATACAATAAGTATCTACCCCATTATTCTTCTCTAACCTTATTTCAGCCTTAGAACCACACCCTAAACACGCGTTAATCCTTTCCATCATTTGCTCCCCACCTCAATGAAATACAACATACAATACGACGCCTAATGTAATAACCATAAACACATAAGACTCATATAAAGTTAAGTCAGTCATATTATTTCCAAAATATTTCATAAATAAGGTATTTAATAAGTCTGCTGCCACCAATATCCCTATTACTTTTAAAAACATCATAAGCCAATTCATATTGCTTCCACCTATTCAAAAAATTCATTAATAAGGCGTTTTAATAAAAATACGTTTTAATAAAAAACCAGCTCATAAATACTCATCAATAAGATATTTAAGAAGAATAAGGCCCTGCATTACTAACAGAAGAAAAATAATAATTACTGCTGCTCCCCCCAATATCGTTATTACACTCCCTATTACACTTAAAAACGTCATAAACCAACTCATACTACTTCCCCATTATCCTTGTGTGAACTCATCCATCCCCCCACGTACCCTTCCACCCTATAGAATAATAGAACGTTTCCTCGAATTCTTTAATTTTACTAATATTTTCTTCAGTGAAGTCATTCTCTTTATTCCAGCGTTCTATTGCTTCTTCCTCAGTTTTACATACTCCACTAAAGCATTTACAGTTCGTACAAGCTATACGATAACCACAAAGTGTTTCCTCCTTATCATTACTCACAGCTTCTAAACCCCTTTCTGTAGTACAAAATCCATATAATCTTCTACAATCATAAGATTGAGTACAAAGTATACGATAAGTATCTAACTCAGTATTATTCTCTAACTTAATTTCAGCCTTATGAGCACACTTTAAACATGGATTAATCTTTTCCATCAAATGTCCATCAAATGTCCATCAAATAAAACACAACATAAAGATAAATTTATGAAAAATAAAAAAACAATCCATTTTAGTATATTAAATAACTTATAGAAGTTAAAAGGCTTTAGGTAGCTCTCATTCGGACAAGCAACCATAATAAAAGACAATGTCGCACATAAAACACCGAGGATAAAAGCAATAAGCCCAGCAACTTCCCCAATTTTGTCCATTATCTCTGCCACATAATAACTAATGCGCCGTCTTTTTGGTCTGAAGCCTGTTGATAAAGTTCTGCTGCCTTCTCTAGGTCTTGGGTAACTCCTACCCCGTGTTTATAACACCACCCAAGGTTTGCTTTCCCCTCTACTAACCCCTGCTCTACGGCCTGTTGAAAAAGCTTAACCGCCCTCTTGAGGTCTTGTGTAACTTCCCTACCATTGTAATAACAAAGCCCAAGGTGATATTGAGCAACAGCATCACCATTTTCCGCACTAATTTTTAATCTAAGTACATTCATAAGATTACCTTTCATATCTAATAACCCTCCTCACCCATAATTAAAACAACATTTTCAGATTCATCGAAAATAGATGGAGCATTTTTATGCCACCAGTCATAACAAACTTCTTCAGCTTTAAAAGTATTATCATCATCAGAACTTCCTACTATTACCAAAGCATCTGATACTTTTGGATTTTCATCTATTAATTTATGTAGCTTAGTGATTAGTTCATCAACTGTCATCTCTCTCCTCCTTTGTTCCATCTTTAACCTCTTCAAAATACTTATTAGTAAACCTTACTAATATGATAGTTTTTTCGTTCTTTTTCTTACTGCGTATTAACACCTTAATATATCCATGCTTTTCCAGACCATTTAAAGCTCTTCACTCGTGGGCTCTATTTGCTATTCCAAAAAAATCTTCTGAAGAACACACACTCCTATCACCATCCATATCAACGCTTTTTTGTTCTACATCCATACATTGTTTCTCCTTTAATCGATACCAAGGACTCTAAATCTACCCCCAAAGCTAAAGAAAGCTTCTTAGAGAACAGCAGTGAAGGCATCCTAAGGCCACGCTCTATCAAACTAATGCCCCCCTTAGACACTCCAGCCATCTTAGCCAACTCCTGCTGCGTCAAGCTTAAGGCTTTCCTGTGCTTTAACAGGAGCTCACCAAAGTTTTTTATTTTAACCATCATTTAATCCCCCTTCACTTATAATAGACTATTGTTTACAGGTGTCAATTAGTTTTTAAAAAAATATGCTAAGAACTATTTAGTAAAAATATTTTAAAATATTTTAAAAAAAGTGTTGACAACCTAAAAAGTGTGTTCTATAGTTCTACCATAAGTTAACGATTGTAAACAAAAGGAGACACAACATGATGAATGAAACAACTGTAGAAAAAATTGACTGCGATTTTCAAAATAATTTTTCTTGCGAAAATCATGAATTTAAGATAAATAATACTCAATCTTTCAATTGGAAAGATATGTCACTAAATGTGGTTAACTTTAGCTTATATCTTAATGAGCCGGAGATAGAAGACTTAGATGATATCGAAAACTATACATTTAGCGCATGTGCACTTATCGAAGATAAAAAGACAGGGAAAACTGCTACAATAATACTCGATGAAAATGAACCTGCTTCCCTGTACTGGGGACATATAGAATCCCAAGAAAAAGGCGATGATAGTGTCATACAAATCGACATGAAGCCAGCAGTATTTGATGAAGATGGTGAGAAAGCTTATGATGAAAATGGCGGTGAACTATCTGAGATAGTGGCTGGACTTAAATTAAATTCTATGTTTGACGCGGCGATTGATGAAGCTAAAGAACTAGATTTAGTCTGGGAAAGCGATGAAGATGATTGTTAAATAATATTTCGTAAACAAAAGGAGACACAAAACATGATGAATGAAAGCATAAGAGAGTATATAACCGAGCTAGAAAAAGAGTTAGTTATAAAGGAGGAAAGGGATAAAGGTTTAGAGTCAGTGATTTTGGACATAGAAAATATTATAACTAAGCTTGAGACGGGTGAGAGTCGTATTTATGAGGCTAGAAGATATTTGGGTCCTACCTTAAAGCTGCTAAGGAAAATGAGATTTCAACAAAATTAATGATAGGAGAAATAAAGATGAATAGTTACAACGATTGTTTTAAAGATATATGGTACTGGATAGGTCGTGAAGAAGGAAATGGGGATGACAGGCAGTTGTTAGAGCAAGAGGAGAGATTTAGTGATGAAGGAGGAAAATAAGATGGATAGCAAATTAGGATTATTACATCTTGAATCCTGGGCTGGGACCACAAAAGACCCAGTGGAAATTCTAAAAGAAACGCCCAAGCGCTATAAAATAAGATTTTTAGGAGATACTTGTTTCCAAGGAAGATTTACCAATGGAAAAGAATATTATGTTCCAAAATATGCGGTGAGTAAGGAAAAATAATGGTAAATGAGCTGGTTAAAGAATTACAGAATAGTATTAATTTTTGCAAAAGAATAAAATCTTCTTATAAAAATCAAATATCAATTGAAACATTTAATTCTGGTTTAGATTTAATTGAAGACAGTTTTTTAAGGTTAAAAAGAGAACTTAAAAAGGAGTGGAAAGTGGAAATTGATGAATAATGGGAAGGAGATAGTTAATGTCTAAGAAAATATATCATTATCTTCAGTCTCCATTAGCCTCCCTCTCCTTCTTCATCTCATCACAAATCATAGAATCAATGACTTTTATAACTAACTCAAGATGCCTTAAATCACTCTTATATAATAACTTTGTCCACCAGCTATTTAATATATATCTCTTAGAAATCCACATGCGATTTTTAAATTTTTTTAATTTATCAACACGAGTTTCCCCGATTTCCCCTACAAAAAAATCATCTGATTTTAAAAAACCCTCTACCCAATCTTCAAATCTTAACCGCTCTATTTCTTTAATATCCATTAGAGTCCCTTTTGTTTTTCATCTCATCACAAACAATAGAATCATTAATAATTTTTATGGCTACCTCAATACGCTTTAAATCACCCCTATATAACAACCTTTTCCACCAACTATTTGATATATATATCTTACTCGACAATAGTCGATATCCCAAAATGTTTTTAAGTCCTATTTCTAATTCTCTAAAAGCATCTGATTCTAAATAATCTATTAACCCATCTACTGTGTAACTTCTGTGTACCATAAAACCTTCTCCTAATCCTTTAAAAGCTTATTCTCTATTTCATACTTGTTATTTATAGTAATTACCGGACATCCCCCCCTCTTCAATACATATGCCAAGGTGCTGCGGTCAAAATCGCTGCCAAAATGTATCAGCCTTAATAAGCATTCCTTGGAGTCTTTAACAGAACTCACCGGCGTGAAACCCTCTTTATTGTGTATCTTCTGAATAGATAAGTTACAAAACTTAGCGACAAGGAAGTAATCCTCGGAAGTCTCTAAAATAATAAAATCGTTTCGGAATCTTAATGAATCAATAATCTCGTTGTAAATCTCTTCTTTGCGCGCCAGCTCATTAAATAAATATTCATCATCACTGGTCATATTATATTTTTTTAGTTTAACCGATTTTTCTTTTTTTTGTCCGTCTTTGGATATAATAACCTTTTTAACCTTTTTTTTCATTGTATCTTCCTTTTCCTATTGCCCTAATAACTTCAACGCTTTCAAAAAAACAGCTCAAATTGTTATCTTCTAAGAGCTTATGATAATTGTCAAGTAAATCTTTAACAACCTTCCTACCTTTCTCTGTAACGAAAACTTCTTTCCACTTGGTAGCATGACCTTTTTTAGCTTTACTAATCCTACTTCTATTAACCTCGACATAGCCTTTCTTAGCCAAGATAAAAGCGTTTCTAAAGATGGTTGTTCTATCAAAGAATACTTTTTTGGAAAATGAGCCGATGTTAATAAAATCACTCTCTTCATTTAACAGCATCAGTAAAAATAGAAACTGCTTATGGCTGACCTTCTCTCCCTTAAAGAAGTTTCGGTAGTAATTGGCAAGGCATCGTTCAAGCGCTGAAAAAAATACCAAAGGGTCTCTCTTTAATAAACACCCTATGCCATCTTTGTCTATAGAATTCTGAGAGAAGTCTATCCCCCCATTTTTGAATAGTTTTAAGATAGACTCTAACTCATTGCGTTCATAAAATTTCATTATTGTTATCCTTTTAACATGAGCAACTAAAAAAGTTTGTTTTACTAGAGGGTGGAACCTTTGTTCCTGTAACTATTTCGAAATGATGCCAAAAATTCTCATCAAGTTCTTCACCTTCAAAATCAGAACCACTTACAAGCCGACACCCCATCCAGATATGCTGGTTAGCGGCTTCAATAAGCGATTCCGCTGTTATGACTGCTTTTTTTGGGTCATAAGGTGCTTTTTTTTCAGGAAAATTATCATAACCCTTATACGGGTCACACTCATATCTTTTTCTATCCAATGACTCAGCGTATTGTTTAATCCACTCGTAAGACTCTTCATAAGCACTACTTTTAACCGAACATTCGTCTGGAAATGCTGGATGTGACCAGACATGCCGTAATGAATTAATCTGTCTAGGGTATATCACAAGCCAAAAATATTGACCTGGTAGAACGTCTTTTTTTAAGAACGGATCAACTATCCCCACTGGCTCTTTAGTCGTCCCATCCGCCCCAACGTCTTGACCTGGGTGTAATTTCTCTTTGGCAACCACTGGACAAACAGCTAAGTGAATAGCATCACGCTTTTCGTTCTCGTCTATGATAGTCCCTAGAGTTTCTAGAGCGTCTGTAGATACCTTCCTTTTATCTCCATCTCCAATATTATCACTCATTTTATGAACATCCCCTACATATCATGTCTCTCAAAAAAACGGTCCATAATTTACCAACAAAAACTCCCATTAAGGAGAAACCAACCGTTGTAAAAGTACTATCCCCTACCATAGAAATCGCTCTCATAATATGATATTGTATTAAAACTGAAATCATATATACAAAAAAACAGTCCATCATTACCTCCAATTCTATCTATAAGTCCTAATTAACAAAATTAATCCAATCATCTTTAATAACTTAATCGTTATTTTTTACCCCAACAGCTTAAACATACATCTCCCACTTTAACTTCAACCGGACTCATAAAAGCTGCGGCTACAATAACAACGATTACCCCTATTATCACATTCCTAACTACTCTTAGGTTTTCAATTTTTGACCTTAACCTCTCATTCTCAATACAATATTTTTCTAAACTTTCTCCCCAAGACTCTGATTCGCAAGATTCTTTTAAACTTTCATCTGTCATTCTTTGGTCTCCTTTTTTCATTAATCTTTCATATAAAATTTTATACACAGCACTTACATCATCACCAAATGGCAATGGCGTAAACACATCTTTCACCTTCTTTTCCTCTGCATCACTCACTTTCTAGTCTCCTTCAAATAATTAAAAACAGTTCCATACAATGAAACTAAAGCACCCATCAGAAGGCCACAAAATGTTATCTTTGGGAACTTTATTAACAATAAAACAATAGAACAAAAAAATAAAACAATTATAAAAATAATACAAATTGCCTGTAAATGAATTTTTAAATTTTTCTTACTCATTTTCTATACCTCAAAATGGCACATCATCTTCGTCATCACCAGAAAATCCCTGAGAAGCTTCACTGTAAGACCTAGCCCCCATCGATTTAGCAGGAGGCAAAGGCATTGGCATAAAGTCTTCTTGATTCTCGCCCCTGACATTTCCATTTGTATTGGCATTTCTGCCATCCTCCGGCATAACAATTAAATTGTTTGCATTAATAGAAATATCCTTCCTGTCCACCCCTGACTTATCTTTCCACTGATTGGTTTTAATAGCTCCCTCTACGTATAAAGCAGAACCCGTTTTAACATACTTCTCAAAAATCTCAATTAATGGACCAAAACAACTAATTTTATGCCATTCAATAGCCTCTTTTTTATTCCCTAACTTATCTATCCAGGAACTGGTCGTACATAAAGTAAAATTAAGGAACTTAATGCCTCGATCTGATGTATTGATAATGGGGTTTTTACCTACCCTGCCAATTAACATTACTTTGTTTAAACATCTCATCAAATATCACTCCTATAAAAATAAAACATTTATAGATTGTAAAAATAAACTACCCATTTTTTAATTCTCTCTAAAATTCCTAATTTGGCATAATTACTTTCCCACACATCCTCCCTATTTCGCATCACATAACACCTAAAATTATCATTGGACAGGTTCATATACGTGATGTCTTTATCCTTCACCATAAAAAATTCTCTGTTACTAACGTCCATTACCAACACCCAAGTTATGCTTTCAGGGTTTAACTCACATAAAGCAAAGTCATAATAATATTTATAGAAATACTCTATCACTTTAACTTCTCGAAGAACCTTCAATTCTTTATCCCTAGATTCTTCATAAACATTTATGAATATCCTATCAACCAATAAAGCCTCCGTTCCTTCCATGAAAACATCCTTATTTTGGAGCTTTTATGACGCTATAATCTTTAACTATAATACAATATTTATCAGATTTACCATCAAATACAACTTCCTCTATATCATCATACCCCGCATCACTTTTAATCATTATTTCAGCATTAAAATCAGAGGGGGATGGCATAAAAACATTTAAAGGCTTTCCTTGAGTATCAACCTCTCTAAATTCCCCATTCTTTTCAATGCCTCCTAGTAAATTCCTAAGCTTTTTCAATGAATCAATAAGTTCATCAATCTTCATACTTTATGCCCCCTGCGCCGCTGATTTCCGAATCTCGTCTAAATGATATAACTTGTCAATTAATCCATGCATCGTATCCTCAGACAAATCCTTCAAATCAGTTACATTGCTATTAGCCTTCCACCGCTCTATCGTCCTAGGCTGAATGTTCCAATAATTAATCAACCTAAGTAACTCACCATAAAGCTTGGACCCCTTCTCCTCAACATTAGCTGCTTTCTGAACCTCTCCACTTCCAGCCTCATCAACATAATTTTTATAATATTCTTCTCCTAAGCTAGGAGCCTTGGTTGCATTTTTTCTTGCGGTAACCTGAGTCACAGGAACGCTTACGTTAGACCCCGGGAGAATGTTTAGCATAGCGGGTAATCCAACGGGTGGATTGTAGCCGTCGTCTTTGGCCTCAAATCCTTTGCTAGGGACGTTTTTGGGTAAGGGCAATGGTTTAGGCTGGATAAGTGGTTTTTTCTTGTCCTTGGCCAAAATTTCCCCATTGTTGTCGAACTCTTCGTAGTCTTGGGCTTCCTCCTGAGTAACAATGCCTTTGAGAATGTCTGAGAACCGATGTTTCATAATCTTTCCCTGAGCACGCCAGGTCATCATCGCCACCGGATCGGTTACCCACGGACTGGGTATCATCTGTCCATCAGATTTCCTCTTAACCATCTTTCCCCACAGCCCAGCCCGTTTAGCGTCTTCCTGGGTGTAGGTAACGGTCATCTCATCCATCCCTTTACGCTTCATCGTTACCGTCACCGCCGTATTGTCTTCATTCGAAATTGTTTGGATGTTCTCAAGTTTTCCAGAAGCTAGGCAAAGCGCTAACAAAGCTTCACCAGGCACAGATGGAACCCCATTGAAAATTCTTACCCACCACACCGACTGCATCGGCGATAACCCAATCTCCATCCCATACTGAATCGCACATAAAACCTTTTTAGGCTTGTCACGATACGCATAAGGACATAATTCCTCAGCCCCCGCAATTAACTGCGCACACTCCCAAGCAGAATTTAACGTCGAAAAATCCATCACACCTAGTTTGCTATCCATCTTCATTCCTCCACCTATCGCAAAGTAATAAAACAACATTAGTGACGATACACACATTTGTCAAGTAAGAAAATAGATATTTTTTATGTAAGATATTTTCTATTATTTGGAAACTAACCTTCAAACTATATTAAGTTATGCACAGTATTATTATTTAAACATTATAAATTCTATAGGTATTATTATTTAAATATTTATTATATATTATTATTTTTTAATATATATGATCTATATGATATTAATATATATAATAAATAAATATTTATATATAATAAAAAAATATTATATAATAATTATTATTGAGTGAGGCCAATTTCCCTGTTGAAAACACACTTTTTCCTTTATTTTCAATAACTTATCCTGTGTAAAACCTGTTAATAACTTGTGGATAAACTGTTTACAAATTGTGGATGATTATGTATAGCTTTGTTGGTATTATTCGACATGGAATTTACAGAAACTAGGCGTCAGGTTAAAAACAGGGACTTAGACGGACTTATGCACAGGTTTTATGTTAGCTTCTAAGGTTGAATTAGATAAAGCGATTCAGATTTTTTCTGGCAAGTTAAGGCTCAGGAAGGCGTTGAGGTGTAGTCGGGATGAATTTTGCGCATGGTATGATGGTCGTCAAAAAATCCCCGTAGAGCAGGCTTTGGTTTTACATGAGATTACGGAGGGGGTGGTAAGGTTATCGTCTCTTAGGCCTGATATTTGGGGAATGAGAGTTATTAAAAGAATGCTGGAGGAGGAAGGTTATTTTGTTACTAGGCTTGAAGACAAGGAAGGTTAGAAGTAAGCCTAAGAAGGTGAAGGGGGAGGCGGCCGAGCAGAGAAAGTTTTTTACTTGGCTGTCTTATAATTATCCGTACCTTCGCAGGATTTGTTTTGCGATACCCAATGGGGGAAGCCGGCATTTTTTAGAGGCGATTAACTTAAAGAATCAGGGTGTAACGCCTGGCGTTCCGGATGTATTTATAGCATTTGGTAACAACCTCTATCATGGATTGTTCATAGAATTTAAGTTTGGCCGAAATAAGACCAGCAGAAAACAAGTTGAGATGATAACTCTTTTAAAACAAAGAGACTATCAGGTTAGTGTGTGTTACTCTAGTGAGGAGGCGCAAAAAGCGCTTGAGAAATATATGGGATTATAGGATATAAGGGATGAGTCAAAAGACGAAGATTAGGTTACGCGCTAAACATCTATCGGGAAGGCTTCATTTAATTGCTGCGTGCCCGGTATCTGAAGCATTGTTTGAGTTAATTAAAAATAGATCAACTATTTTTCCTGTTGAGCTTCCATTGTTAGTGAGGATGGGATTTGAGATAGAATATTCAGGGGATTTAAGGGAGTTAAAGGAAGAGAAAGAGCGGGAAGGGGTGAATGTATAAAATGGTTATAATTACCAAAGGATATAAGGAGCTTTTTTATATGGCTTGAGATTACCAGCTTTTTCTAATAAAATATCCTTACTTTCCAATAAATAAAGATAATCATTCTCCAATAAATTTTTATAAAACTGATTATTAGAATTTACGGTGTGTGTTTCACCGTTACGTAATGTTACAATAAAATAACTCTCATGGTGTTCAATAGATTGTATCGGTTGCAATGCGCCTTCAATATATTCCCCATAAATACTAAGAATAATTAGATTGTTCATGTTAGTACTATTTCATTGGTTTTTATTGCTCTATTATCTCCATTACAAAGCTTTATAATAGCATTATCTCCTTCATATTCTACAGATTCTACGTCGTCCGTGTCATATAATGAAATAATCGTTAATCCATTAATATCCTGATGATGTTCAATATAAGTCTTTCTAAATTTCTCCATGTTTCATCCTTTTTATATGAAGCCATATTGCCTTATAGGGACCATTACCAACCTCTTCTAATAAAAACTTCCTATTTCTTACTAAATTAGTATAAATTGGGTCTTTTTCTAATAAATTAGTATAAATTGGATCTTCCGAACTTATAGTTCTTGTCTCACCGTTACATAATCTTACAATAACATGACCGTCACGATGTTCAATAGATTCTATCTCTTGTAAGATGCCTTCAACATATTCTCCATAAATGCTAAGGATGATTTTTTCCTTATAAAACATCTTCATAGGCATCTAATTACTAACTGCCTTCTCTATACTAGCTCCCTTCTCGAAGAGTAGCTTAACGATATCCCACTGTTGGTCCATGATTGCCCACCGTAGGGCAGTTAACCCTTTATTAGGCCCTTCTACTGGAGAGGCGTCTAAGTTCTTAGCACCTTTGTTTAACAATAGCTTGACGATATCCCATTGTTTTCCTGCCGCAACCCACAGAGCGGGTAGTCCTCTGGTTGGACCTTCTGATGGACAAGCATCTAAATTTCTAGCACCTTTATCTAAAAGTAGCTTAACGATATCCCATTGCTTTGCAGCAACTGCACACCATAGGACAGTTATTCCTCTAGCGTATCCTTCTGCCGGACAGACATCTAAGTTCTTAGCACCTTTGTTTAACAATAGCTTGACGATATCCCATTGCTGCTGACCGGTTGCATACCAGAGGGCGGTTAGCCCTCGATTGGGCCATTTTGATGGACAAGCATCTAAATTTCTAGCACCTTTATCTAAAAGTAGCTTAACGATATCCCATTGCTTTGCAGCAGCTGCACACCATAGGGGGGTTATTCCTAGAAAGCTTCCTTCTACTAGACAGGCGTCTAGGTTTATGACGCCTTTCTCTAAAAGTAGCTTAACAATGTGCCATTGCTGGCAGTAGACTGCCCACCACAGAGCATTCAATCCTCGATGGGGTCCAGATTCAATCACCATATTAATGTCAGCCTTGTTCTCCAATAATTTCTCTACTATCTGAAGGTACCCACCTGCCGCAGCAACAATTAACGGACTCCCAAAATCCGTTGCAGATTCGTTGACTAAAGAAGGATTTTGTTCTAATAACTTAGATACAACTTCTAACTCTCCGTTATTACAAGCTTGGATAAACTCAGAAGTTAAAGACATAAGCATCTAATTACTAGCTCCCTTCCCTAAGATGGACTTAACGATATCATATTGCCCATCATTAGCTCCATTATCAATTTCATTATCAACTCGTTTAATACCAAGCAACTCAAATTTATTATGCCCACAAGGCGCTTCATAATGAAAATAAGGCGCTCTATTGCAGTCACAAGACATATTACCTTTTTTCCACTTATATTTTAAAGAGTAATCTTTCAACCTTTCACTTCCCTCAATATCGTATTCTTCTATAAAGCTTATTACTTCATTTGAAGAAGTATCCTTTAACGTTATCTTGTAGTTCGCCATTTTTTTCTCCTTATTACTGGTTTTTAATAAATTGGCATAATAAATACCATATAACATCTGATGGACTGTCTCTTCTACTACCTTATTCATGGTCTTAATAATATTCATCTGTTCCTTTATTATCTCATTAGCCTGTAAATTACTACCAGTTTTAAGGTTAACCTCATCCGTGACAACAGCATACAGTTTATCAAAAAAATCACTCGACATATTCACTCTCCTTAATTAATAGTTAACTTCTTTAAGCAATTGACTATCTCTTCTAAATTATCCACCTTCTCTACATCCTTTCTAACATGAACCTTCCCATTAAAAATATAGCCAGGAATTCCATTAATGCAAAACTGAACAATATTAACCCCTTTGGTCTCCCGAAAATCCGTCTTGATAAAATCAAGCCTGCCAGAGAACTTAGCCCCCGTTAAATCTGACTTCTCAAAGCTGGTTAAATACGACAATGGATTCTTAATCACTGCCCCCTTCAAGCTCGCTCCCTTAAAGATTGCCTCAGAGATATCACAGCAATCTAAAAAGCAGTTATCCAATATTGCCCCATTTAACTCTGCCTTTAGTAAGGAAGAAGATCTAATCGCCGCCCTTCTAAAAGAAGAAAAGACTAAGTTACATTTATCTAAAATGACACAGGATAAGTCTAAATCATCAAAAACCATGTGACTTAAGTCCATCCCAGAGAAATCTATCAACCTTTTGTTAAAAATATTGTCTAAACGTGACTGAGTTAAGTTAAATGCCCCAGACGATTTATAACTCAGATTATTTTTAAATCTATTAACTAACTCTATACGGCTTTCGCCTTCGCTTAACATAAGTTTTACTCCTTATGTGAATGTAAACCTATTATATACACGTTTAAAAATGATTGCAAACTCTACTAC